CATGAGCGCGCAGTTGATGGCACTTCGCGCCCTTGTAAGTTACAATTGGATATTGCGCTAGTGCATGGAAGTTTTCGTGGTTTCCATCGATAAATAGAGTTGTGTAATTCCTACTTTCGTATGTGTCTAATACATACTCATCAGTATAGCTTTCACCTACTACCCATGGCGCACCAAAGTCGCCTGCAATGAGTAGATGGTCATCACGAGTTAGGTTGCGCTGTTCTTCCCAATTCTTGGTATTCAGTTTTTTCCAATCAATGGTGCTATGTGTATCACCGGTAACAAACAATCTACCCATTGGTCTGCTCCTTTCTATTTTATGTATGTATCTATTTCCCTTTTTACTTCTGCTTTTGCTTTGCGTCTGTTATACCCAAAATCTCCGTGCGCGCGGGACATCATAGTGCTATCCATGCGCGCCTTTGAGTGGGTACGTAGGTCGCGCGCACTTATAGTTCCACAATTGCCACCCAAATTTTTATCTTTAGGTTGAGTAGTTGGTATTGATTTTCGTTTCTTTTTCCCCATTTTATGACACTCCTTTATGACTGCGCGCTCATGTAGTTTTTAATAAATCCAATCTGTCTTTTCGTATAAGTTTTTGGAAGTTGATAGGTCTGTATCATCATCAAGGTTGTCAAGCGTAATTTTCTTTAGGTCTTGATGTAACTTACTGCGATTACGAGTTACTTCTACCTTATCAAATAGGTTAGACTCATTATCCCATGACTTTGGCGCAGATTTACGCTGTCTAAACATACACATATGGCGTAAATAACGCTTTACCGCCGCACTACTAATTCCCATTATAGTACGCATTTCATTATAAGTTAGAAAGTAAGTTCCTTCCACCATCATACATTTGGTATAGTATTCTTCTGTTCTAATGCCATAATAAATTACAATTTTATATAAGTGGCGCACAAAGTAGTTTTCATGCTTGCCAGTATTTGGGTTCCACTTACTTAGTGTATGAAAGTTGCCCCATCCATCTTGGCGCGCGAGTTCTTTTACTTCCTTTATAGACCAATCTGTGTGAGATAGCGCATGTGTGTGCTTTTTAACCTCAACCTTAAACTTAAATGTATCTTTAAGTCGCTGAAATTTCTTCTCATCAACTTCAACCGTAAGTTGTGATGGATATAGTCCCCTACCGAGATATCTCTTTTTAAGGTCACGTTCCTTATTTTTCTTACGCATGGTACTACCTCTCTTTCTCTACCTTTATTATACTAAAATTTTAATAAAAAGTCAAGAGAGTTTAATTAAAAACTCCCTTGTATAAATTGCCTTATTTGGATTGTAATTTTAACAGTTATTGCGTTCAAAATGGCTTGTGCTTCAGCTATATTTTGCGCGGTACCAACCCAATCTCCTTTGCGTGGGAAGTTGCGTGTTCTGAGTGTGTAACCCATAGACTCCGCAAATAAACCACCACCTGCACCAACTGGCGCACCATGCACAACTTCCATAAACTCTTCCGTAGAAATTCCACCATGACGCAGTCCCGCAAGTGATGCTTTGGCTTCGGTTATGCCGGTTTGGATACCAATAATAATTTGTGATGCTGGCACAATATTGCCATTAAACATAAAGAAACTGTTTTTGGTTATTTGTCCTAGTTCAAGCTGTGGTGACATTGCTAATGGCATGAAAGCACTTGCGTTTTGTTCTATCATTGAGGTAAGTGCGCCCACATCAATTGGAGCATCGGACAATATCGACCCCGTAGCAATATATTCTTGTAGCTGTCGGTTCGCGCCCACAACTGGTACGTCCATAAGTGGCATTGAAGTAGTAATAGAACTCATAAATTCAAAACTTTTAACTTGCACACCAAACATTTCAAATAGAAGAAGGTCTACAGGAGCGCGCGCTCCACTAGCAGTGAGTTGGTTTCCTACAAACTTTACCATTTGAGAGGGAAGTGACTTTGCATTGGGAAAGAAGTTTTTTACATACTCTAATATGAGTGCTGCTTGGAACTCACCAAAACCGCCTGAGATACTTTGTTCTAACCTACCAGTGCGACAAAACAAATCAATTATATCCACTTGGTCACGTATCATGCGTTGGGCAATAAGTTGGAGCATTGGTGAACCTTGGGAATAGATACTGCGTAGGTCGTCCATTATCATACGGACTATGCGTATTGCTTCGTCGTGGGTTGCAGGATTGTTGAGTTTTGCCTTAAATTCTGCCGGTGTTATATTGTAGGGATTAAAGTTCTCTTCTGCTTCCACGATACTGCGCGCAGTTTGTTCGAGATTACCACTGCGCCCAATAGCTACGTCGACAAACGAGTCATCGGTATTAAGTTCCACTAGCGCGCTCGTGATAGTATCTTCGATTTGCGCACGATTGCGCGCACTTGAGGAAGAGGTCTTATATCGTGAGGTTTTCTGTGACGATACCTTTGATAGTGCGTTTGCTATAGCTTTAAGCGACTGAATATTTGGCTTTAGGGTTAGTGGTACTTCCCCATCAACACTACCAGTGATAATAAGGTCACCTATCTTTTGGTTAATCTTAATAGAGCGTAATGCTTGTGTAATTGCATCCACGTGCGCGCCAGTGGCAGTTAGCACGATAACCTCATCTTGCGCGCCAGTTGCACCACCACGTTGATACTTATTCAAAATTCGTTCTCTAATATTAACGCTTGACAATTGTTTTAAAACTCTTGCATCTTTATTCAGCGAACTCATCATTTCATTATACTTGCGCATAAAGTCCATAATGTTTGCACACCCCAACATATCATAAAACTTCTGTTCTGCTGCAAGTGCGCCAATTAGGTTTTTTTGAAGTTGCTTTTCTAAGTCGCTATCGCCCCCATATATGTTGGGCATTGGTGGCGCATAGCCGACATTAGTATGTATTAAAAAACTGTTACCCATTAAATGCTCCTTTTCTTATAGAAAAGTAAAAAAAAGACAGCCATTTTATAATGACTGCCAAAACCGAATGAAATGCTCTTAGTCATAAAAACTACAGACCTTCGCCTTACGCCGATTATTGCCACATACATGTTCGGTCATAGAGAAGATAGCTGTGAGCATAGGGGAGCTACCCCAGTTACTTTTCTATCCTTGTTCCGAAGAACACACCGCTCTAAAGAGATTGTAAACTCTCAACTTTCACCTGCAATTCACCAAAAGATAAAAGATTTTCATCAAATTTTGAATAGCTTTTCTTTAAAGAAAGCCTTAGGCTACTCGAACTTCCTCTATTCTTATACCCAACTTTCGTTGGTTCACGGCTAATGGGCTTGTGAACCGTTCCAAGGTTTGATGGGGCGTTCATCTCCCACCCTTTGACCTACTTGGATTCAGCGACTGTTAATCACCTCTATTGCACCCACGAATACGAGGAATACTTTTGTACACTACAACTCGCGCACTACATCTTGCTTTCGACTTGTTAGTCTAGTCCTTCTATCTTTCGATAGAAGGAAGAGTGGTGTGGCAAGTATCCTTGCTGTTTCCACCCTAGCGTTCGACATATCTCTGCGGTATCTGCGCGACACCGTTTACACAGAGTTGTAATTCTTATGACTAAAAGCATTTCATTTTATTCAGTTTTTCGACCAACAACATTTGCTAGTAACAATAGCATGACTGTTAAAATTGCCAAGAGTGCGCCACGTTGAGGCTGTTGCTGTTTGCACTCCTTATGTGTCACTCAAACGGACAGATAGCGACACATAATAAGGGGAATACCGAAACTCGGTTGGTTGCGAGGGTGGGAATTGAACCCACGACCTTCGGGTAATGAGCCCGACGAGCTAGCCACTGCTCCACCTCACTATATCTATTATATCATAGTTTTTACCGTTTGTCAAAATTTCGGTTTCTGCGGGTTGGGAAATTTCTTGGCTTTCCCAACCCTTCTATACTATTATATCATGAATAGTATAGTTTGTCAAATTTTGAGGAGGTAATAAAATGACAAGAAGTTTTCTTATCTTTACTGTATATATATTATATCATTAATTTTGATAGTTTGCAAATTTTTGGAAGGAATTTACCCACAATTCAGATTTGACTTCGTAATAGGTTTCTACTAGAATTTCTTTTGCGGTGTGTTTTGCTCGCAAAAAAACTTTCATGAGCGCGCAGTCATAATCGTCTAGCATATAGTCCTCAACTAGATACACACTATATAAATGGTTATTAATTACAACAAAAACACTATCATTTTGAACTATGCAATATTTTTGCGTCTTGCACCAATTCGCCCATTTTTCAATTAGTTCTTTGCGTGTCATAAGTTTTATTTCCTTTCCTTATATTAATATTATACTAAAAATTTAAGAAAAAGTCAAAATAAAAAAGAGGGTAAATTAATACCCTCTAATTTTTAACTTCTAACCGCGTCGGCAATACCCTAAGTGTACCCAACCGCGCGCTCCTGCAGAGTAACCCCAATCACCTGCGACTTTGAGTATTTTTAGTGGCGTTCCGTTTGGTAGGTTTTGCACAATGCTGTATCCCGTACCAGCACCGGCTCTAACTCTTAGTCCACCGTGCGCATTAACATGATACATGCCAGTTCCATAACGTGAACTTGGCGCACTTGGCGCACTTGAACCACTACTAGACTTAGATAGCCATTGCATAGATAGCCAACCACGCGCGCCTTCACTTCTACCAAAGCCATTTCTAACTTCTAAAACTTTGATAGGGGTGCCATTTGCCACGGTTTGTACAACGCCATAGTTTGTCCCAGGACCACTACGTACGTTCAGACCAACCGCGCTATTAACATAGTACATTCCTGTGCTACCACCGCCACTGCTAACTGATGGTGCTGGTGCGCTTGGAGCAGGTGCCGGTGCCGGCGCACTTGAACTGTATGTAGGTCTAAAAATTTTGCGTATGTTTTTAGCACTTCTAGTTCTAATTGCTACTTGGCTACCGCTTGTGTTGCCTTCAATTGTAGTAAATGTGCCGTTTCCATTGTTGGAGATAAGGAATCCAATGTGGTCACGTGAGCCACTGCCGCTATTGTTACCTGCGCCAGACCAACAGAAGATTATGATGTCTCCTGCTTGTGCTTCGCCCATTTTTACCCAACGGTAGTTTTTATCCATCCAGCTTTCCGCGTCAGGTACATATGCAGTTTTCTTAAAATTCAGTCCATTTTGTATCATACAGTACGATACAAAAACATTACACCATGCCCAACCACGATAGCGAGTAGAACCGTAGTACCAATCACTAAAGCGCGCGGAGCCTTCTCCAACAAAGCGTTTGGCATAGTTTATAATGTCTGTGCCATTAGCCATTGATTTCTTCTCCTTCCGCATCTGCTGGGTCGTTTTCTTCGTGTAGAGTTGCTGCTTTTGTTGGGTTATCACCAGAGCCAACTTTAGGGTTTTTGATAAGTTGAGTGATTACTTGGTGTCCATAAACCGCTACTGAAGCAGAACACAAACCTTGAACGATAAATGTTATGTCAATTCCACAATGAATTGCAGTTGTTGCTGCCACACCTACAACACCTAGAATAACTGGTATCCATTTGTTGTCAGTAGGCAGAACGTCTTTTACAATTTTTCCTACACATAGGCAAAGTGCTGCCACAATAGGAACTTGGAATTGAGTTGCTACTTGAACTATTGTTTGTTCCATTTAGATTACTTCCTTTCTGTGTGTATTCCACACTAGATAAGTAGAAAATGGCAGGTTTTTATAAGACAACTAAAAGAGCCACCATAGAGGTGACTCAAATTATATTTATTAGCAATTTACATAGAGCATGTAGAGCATGAATACGCAGATGAATACCCATGTTGTGAAACTATACCACTCTTTTAGGTGAGTTATTGGGGCGTTAGGGTTTTTAGCTTTTAGCATAAGTTTTGAAGCCCACGCATTTCTCCATGCGCCAAGCACTATGAGAGCAGTCATTACCTTGAGTGTAAAGATAGTACCAAAGTCTACTGGCGCGCACTGTACTGAGCGAGTGACCAGCGTGTATTGGAAGAATAGAGCCAACCCCGCGCTCATGTAAGCATACAGCGGTTCGGTAAGTAGTTTTACCTTAAAATGGGGTATTGCTATTGCCACAAGCACAACCGCATAAAAAACCATTAGTCCAATTGTAATCATAGTATATCTCCTTTATATATATGTTTTACTTCATCGTATACTTTGTCTAGTTCTTGTAAGATTTTGGCGTCAATAGGTTCGTCCCAAAAATCTTCCCATTTAGGCAACTCTTCATAGAAGTAGAAGAATAACCTAAACATAAAGTTAGTGTCTACCTCTACCGAATGAATTGATGGCACATCTAGGTGTGTGATGCAATATGCGCAATCTGGTGTTAAAACAAACGTGCGCGAGAAGCCTTCACAGTCAAAAGTGTAGGCAAAATCGAAGGGCGTCCACAAGAGCGCGCAGTCGACTATTTCGTCGCCCAGTTTTAGTACGAAGTCATATGGAAAATCGGAATTGATGTAAGAAATACTATTCACATGTAGTGATTTGCTTGGATTGTCACAATCTGTGATATGTAGAAAACCCCAACCATATGAGTGTCCTGTATCAATTTGCGATAAGTTTTCCATAATGTTCCTTTCTAAATGGTGCGCCCATGAGGATTCGAACCCCAAACCTTCACATTCGTAGTGTGCTGCCCTATCCATTTGTGCTATGAGCGCATATAAGTTGTGGTGCGCCTAGAGGGAGTCGAACCCCCAAGCCGAAGCGACGGAGCTTAAATCCGTTGTGTATGCCAATTCCACCATAGACGCGCATTAAAGTGGTAGGTCTATGAGGAATCGAACCTCAATCGATGGTTTAGAAGACCATTGCTCTATCCGTTGAACTATAGACCCATATTTTGGTGCGTCCGGTGGGAGTCGAACCCACAGAACCTAGTTTCTAAGACTAGTATGTATACCAGTTCCATCACGAACGCATGGTTGGGATAAATGGACTCGAACCAATATCTTGCGGGTATGAACCACACATTCTAGCCATTAAACTATATCCCATTAAGTATTTGGGTTACAATATGGTCGTAACCCTTGGTGCTACCTTCCACAAGCGCGCAGTTGACTTCATGAGTATTTAGGAACGCTTTTAATTCATTGGCAATTTCGTCTGATTCGTTTTCTGTTTGAAAGCGACCTTTAGGGTTATATGGTTTCACCCTTTCTAAAAAGAAATTGCGCGCATTTTCAAGCGATACTACCTTGCGCACAAGAGCAATAAGTTCATCTGCGTAAGGAAACTCATATTTTTCTGCGTAATAGGCTTGTAGCATGAGTGGAGAGTCGGTTACAATAACATCTACGGCTTTTTCTAATCTTGACATGCGGAAGAACTGCTTGCCAAATATGTAGGCTTGATTGTCAAATGCTTGTTTTGACTGTTCGTATAGCTTATCTTTCGCAAATTCGGTTACAAGTTCTACGTCAATACCTTTTAGTTTGAGTTGGTAGAAAATGTATGCTGCGCCTGTGGACTTGCCTGCTGATGGCGCACCGTAGAGATTGATTATTAGCGGCTTCTTCATGTGCTCTCCTTTGAAAATATTGGAGCTGACGGAGAGAATTGAACTCCCATTAACTGGTTACAAATCAGTTGTTCTACCATTAAACTACGCCAGCATATGGTACTTGGACTTGGAATCGAACCAAGGCACATGGGGCTTCAACCCAATGCTCTACCGCTGAGCTATCCAAGTATGTGGTCGGAACGGCAGGATTCAAACCTGCGACCTTCCCGTCCCAAGCGGGACGCGCTATCAAACTGCGCTACGCTCCGATGTAATGAGGAAACTCAACTAATCCCCATCGTACCTAGCAGTTAGACTAGGTAATTTTCCGACTAACTTCGGCATAACTAAATAGGATAGAAAGGGTACTGCTATTCCCCTCAATACCGTATAGTTCGTTCATGTTGGCAGAGGCAAAAGGAATTGAACCCTTATCTGTTGGTTTGGAGCCAACCATACTACCGTTGTACTATACCCCTATATTACAGCACGCGCGATTAATCTCAACCATAGAAAAAGTAAAAATTTTGCTGTAGGCGTGCTTTAAATTACAATACACAATTACGATTATCCCAAAAATCTTGTTATAAGTTTTGCTGTTCGTGTATTTCTTATATTAATATTATACTTAAAATTTTATGTTTTGTCAATATTTAGAGTTGAGTGCGCGCTCATGTACGCACTCAACAATTGTACATGCTAATTGGTAGCCTTTGCGTACTCATCTAGTAGCGTATCCAAAAACTTTGTGCCATCAAATTCAACCTTGAGAAACTTCAATAGCATTGGATTGTATCCACTAAAGAATATATTGCCATAGTCATCTGTTTCTGGTGTAGTTGTGGCTCTTGTGTTGAAATTCCACCACACAATTTTGGTTTTAATTCCACGAGCGCGCCAATTACTCATAAGAGCATCTTTGTCGCTTGATGACCCTTCATCAAACTCCATATCGCTCAAAATCACAAGATACTCAGGCACTTCTTCAAGTTCTTGAAGTTTACCCATTACTGCGCCTAGATTAGTATTCCAACCCCATGATGAGTTTTTGATACAATCTAACTGACTTTCGTAAGAGCGCGATATTGGAATTTTAACCAACTCTGGTGAGTGTGAAAATGTCACAAACATATTAGGTGCATATGTTGAGCATCTAGCAAGATAGTGACCAATAGATACAGCCTTTCCAATAGAGTCATTAGTGTCGTACATACTACCACTGACATCTACAATAGGAATACAATTTAAACTAATCTTTTCAAGTTGATTGAATAGCAGGTCTGCATCTATCTTATTTCTATTTCTGTATATATCATATACAGTTGTAGTAGCAATATTCACTTTAGACTTACCAGCTTTTACATCTTCAAGATACTCTGCGAACTTACCGCTTGTGTCTGTGCCATTTGCAAAACGGTTAAAATATTTCACCATTGCAAGAGAAGGCACGTGCGCGAAGTTGATTTCACTACCTCTCTTTTCAGATAGCTTTCTTTCAGTTGTATCAACCTTAATCAGCTTTCTGTATTCTTTTTGTGAAATTCCCCAAAGATGGCACAGATGCTTCGCCACATCACTATACTTTGAGTTAAGTCTAGGACACCATTTCTTTGCTAGTTCGTTGCCTGCTTTTACTTCTGCAAGTAAAAAATCAGCAAATTTGTCCATGTCAATATGCCATAGGTCATCAAATCTACCTGCCTGCACAATGTGCGCGTAGCCAACCCCACTCAGTTCCATAAGTTTTCTGCCGAGGTCACGTCTACCTAAACCCAGTCTAGGGTCGCGCATAAATCTAGCAAACAATTTTTCCTTTTCTGAATTGCCTAGTTCCACCTCATCTAAATGCTTTTCGTAATACGAACTCATAAAAAGTAGGTCAAGCAACTCGTTTGTCGTGCTGTTATAAGCAATATCACCATTTTCTGTGAATTTTGTGTTAAATGCCTTTTCCAAAGCGTTCATGTTGATACTCCTTTTCTCACTCGCCCAATCCATGAGCGCGAAGTCGACCGCGCGCTCGTGTAAGCAAGCATGTAATCCTTTTGTAATCCTCGTGGCGGAGAGAGTGGGACTCGAACCCACACAACATTGCTGTCCTAACGCCTTAGCGGGGCGCCCTCTTAGCCGATTTGAGTATCTCTCCATATAAGTGGCGGAAGGGGTGGGATTTGAACCCACGGTGCTTGCGCACGCCAGTTTTCAAGACTGGTACCATAAACCGGACTCGGACACCCTTCCATACAAAATTGGTGCGTCTTTTGGGACTCGAACCCAAGACCCTATGATTAAAAGTCATATGCTCTAGCCAACTGAGCTAAAGACGCATGTGGTCGGCAGGGTAGGATTTGCACCCACGAAGGCTAAGCCAACGGGTTTACAGCCCGTCCTCGTTGTCTGCTTGAGTACCTGCCGATGGTGTACCGTTTAGGGATTGAACCTAAGACCTACCGGTTATGAGCCGGACGCTCTCCCATCTGAGCTAATTCCCCATGTTGGCTGGGGCAGTAGGACTCGAACCTACGAATGACGGAGTCAAAGTCCGTTGCCTTGCCACTTGGCTATACCCCAATATGAATGATGAGCTGGCACAATTTACATCTGCCTAAAATCTTGCAGAGAAGACGTCGCGAAACCTATACTGTTTTCATAGTAGACTTTCTACTCCGAGCGTTCGTGCTCCGGTTGTGCCACTCGATACATTAAATGCGCACTGTATCTCGCTGAACTCACTCATCTATTATATTATATCATGAATTTTTCAAAAAGTCAATTACTTTTCTTCCATTTTTCTGATTTTTCTATCAAGTTTTGCAATGATTTTTGCGTTCTCATGTGCGTTCTTGTTTGCTAGTTTGTTGCGTCTAGCTTTTAGAATTGTAATGTTCATTTTTGTTTACCTCGCTTTCTGTATTCTTATTATAGCTAAATTTTAAAAATAAGTCAAAATACAAGAAAATCTACCTATAAAATACACGTGCGCGCACACGCAAATATCACAAAATTTACTAAAAGTCAAATTATGTCCTAGAATTTGAAAAAATTACCATTTTGTATTATAATAGTAGTATGAAAGGAGATTTTGTCAATGAAATTGAGTGAAAAACAGCTAAATGTAGTTGCTGCGGATACAATTCAAACGATTGGTTTTTATTTTCCATATGGGGTTACACTAGATGAAGTAGATCTAGATAATGATGCACACAAATGTATACTCCATTGCGCATACCTCGCGCACATGATTTATGGAATAGATGAGCCAGTTTATTTAAATATGAGTTTTTGGGAATATCACTTCGGAAAGCACAGAAAACTTATAAATAAATATCCACTAAAAAGAGGAAGTGTTTATCCTCGTACAATGGAGTTTATTCTAGGCGCACTAAAGACAAACAACGCAAATTGCACGGAAGAAAATTTAGTTCAAGTTTACAAAGAATTTTATCAGTAAAAGGAGTTTACATGTTAGGACACATAAATGGAATAGACTTTTTGAATATGGACGCAATGTTGTATTGGTCTTATGCAAAATCGTACAAGGGCGACAGCAAAAGTGAAATTAAAAACTTTATTTTTAGCGGTAACTATTATGGCGCACTTAAAGTAGATGGGTACTATCAGCGCATTATTAAAGATGAAGATGGCAATGTGTTTATGGTTGCGCGCAGTAAGAATGTACATGGTGAGTATGTGAATAAAATTGATTGGGCGCCACATTTGAAAAAGTTTGTAGAGTCGCTGCCTAATGGTACGGTTTTAATTGCAGAGGTTTATCTGCCAAATAATGAAGGTTCAAAGAAAATTACGAGCCTACTAGGTTGTCTAAAGGAAAAGTGTATCGAGCGCCAAGAAGGCAAATATGGAAAATTGCACTTCTATATTTTTGATGTATACTACTACAACAGTAAAAACTATATGAACTCATGTGCGCGCGAACGCTTCGAAGTCATTCACGACCTCGCGCTCAAGTATGCAAATGAGTATGTTGAGTGGGCGCACTACTACACAGGAAGTGACCTTTGGAACAAACTTCAATTCTATCTAGGAAGTGGACGAGAAGGTATGGTTATTACACGTGGAGATTGTAAAGTCTACCAAAAGCGTACACCTGCGCGCACCACAATTAAAATTAAAAAGGAACTAGCTGAAACAATTGATTGCTTTTTCACCGGTGGCTACAAGTTGGCTACGCGCGAATATAAAGGCAACGCACCAGAGAATTGGCTTTATTGGGAAGATGAGAAAACTGGTGAAAAGTTCAACGAAAACAAGTACCGAGATTACTATTTTGGTGAAGGACTTGCGCCAATTACAAAGGGTTACTACTATGGTTGGGCAAGCAGTTTGGAAATTGGACTTATGAAAGATGGTAAAGTTGTGCCAATTGGTTATCTTAGTGGGCTAACAGATGAAATTAAAGCCAATGTGGAAGATTACAAACACAAAGTAATTGAGGTTGGCGCAATGGAACTTACTGAAGATGGGAAGTTACGCCATGGTAAAATGTTGGGCTTTAGAGATGATAAAGACTATACGGAGTGTAGCCTAGAACAATTAAAATAGTGAAACTAAAAAAGAGAGGTTTAATCGCCTCTCTTTTAGCTTACTCATATTTACCGTTTTGCCTACATTTGCGCCATTCGGTTACAATCTGCTCACACGAGCGCGGAGTGTACCCCATGTATGGCATCATACAACCTATGTTAATTGCTTGACCTAGGGATACATGGGTGTTAGGAAAGTGGTCAGCTGCATACCATAGACTTTCGTAGTAGTTATTTACTGCATCGCGCTCGGCAGTTACATGGACATGTCCGTAGAAATGGAAGTTACGTTCCCTAAAGCCACCATTATAGGACATGAGTGGATAGTGGGATAGAATAAGTTTATAGTCACCATCATCTATCTCTTTGTAGTCACTCACAAAGAAATCCTTGCGCGACTTCGCGCACTTGTGAGCAATCTTGTCACTATCATGATTTCCACGAATGAGAAATTTTGTGCCGTTTAGCTTATCCAAAATTTCATTCCAAACTTCAAGTGCGCCTGACCATATGAAGTCGCCAAGAATATAGACTATATCTCCTTTTTTGACTGTGTTGTTCCAATTGGAAATAAGAATCTCTTCCATTTCTTCAACAGAACTAAACGGTCTATTATCAAATTTAATGATATTCTTATGGCGCAGATGTAAGTCACTTATGTAATATTTCATTTTACTTCTCCTTTCTAATTTTTCTGTTCCTATTATATCATAAATTTTGCCAAAATAAAAATAATAGGACTTTCGCCCTATTACTTTCTAATTTTTTATATGTAGTTCTTTAGCTCGTTGTAAATATTCTTCATCTGAAACCAGTTTTAGTACACTATATTGCTCCCATGTAGCATTAACGCCTTCGTCACCATCACCCATACCCATATATGTATTATACATTGTACCAAGTATTCTACGCTGCGCGCACGTAGTGGCATTAACGTGAATGTGCTTCGCGCACTCTTGTACAATTCTATCTGCTATTAAAACTTTTACCGCAGTTTCAAGATGACTTTTTCTCATGTAACGTGTTCCAATATATGTCCAAAAACCTGATGAAGCTAACAGCGCAACTACTATGCTTGTGATTAGTTGTGTGTGTTCCATTTTGTGTAGTTTTTCCTCCCCTTACAGGAAAAAGTAAGGTTTCGTAGGGTTTTATTTAATCTTATATCCACTTAATTTCTTTGTCCGTAAAATCAAAGAACCCCTGTACATACCAGTTATGGTCAACTGCGATACTCGAACTGGTTGAATATATAGTGTAACCAGTTACAGATGGAGTTTTTAAAGAAGTGCCGTTTGTATGTACCATAAAGCTAGTGACGTAGGCATCGGCTGAAGCCCCACAAAAGGTGAAGTTAAACGGTTTATTTTGTCTATCAGATATATTCAAAGTGCCAGGCAGTGTCACTCCACCCCACGTACCATATCTAAAACCACCAGAAGTGGCACTCCACCCCGATAAGGTAGAATAAACTCGCATATATAGTGAACACTCGGCATAACCATTACTATATATTTTGCATAACCAACCATCAACTATAGCTAATTTTCCATCTGAACCACTACTATGTACTGCTCCTAAACTCATTTTAATCTCCTATCAACATTTCTTGTGCTTCTTTACTCATAGACTTTGTAAGTCTATAAGTCATATTAATTTTCTTTGTAGGTAGCTTGTAAAAATACAGTTTTAAACAAATCAAACTACTATCATTAAATAAACCTGTTTCCGAACTTTCTTCGAGCGCGCATACAGGATACAACTCTGGACACATTATGCTAGGGAATACCTCTGGAAGCCATGTTTCATCAAGAAATTCTCCCAATGTATCTTTGTTGATACCTAGTTCAAAAACGTACGGAACTCCTGCAAACCTTGTGGAATTGCCCATAGATGACGACTCGTCCACGTAAAAGTCCATAGTTAAGTTACCATTTCTTAAGCCCTTAGTATTTGCCTTAAAGAAAACTGGTTTGCTAAATACTGTAGGTAGCGCACATTCAAACGCAGCTTTTTCAGAGTTTTTACCAAAGGCAATCCCATCACCTTGCGCACGCCAAGACATGAGTTTGAAAGCGTCAGGTAGATATACTTCACCTGTAGTGACGGTAGATAGGTTATCGTCTACCTTTAATTTGTATCTATATGCAAACGATGGGTGAGCAGGAATTATTAGTTTCTGCCACTCGCGCTCCCAACTACCGTTTTTTTCTGTGGGTTTATGAGTTTTTATATTAGAGCCACTATTTAACGCAGTTGAAGTATGTTCGCTTGTTTTTCGTATAAATGGGTAGTATAGTGGACTAATTGTATGTTTGTGGTCAGTTATTATCGGACAATATTCACAAGAAACTAGGTGAGTATAGTATTGACCATTTACACTAGGATTTCCCTCGAAGTCACTACGATAAGGCACAAAATTCATATTAACATGTGGCTCATCATAGTTAGATATTGTACTACGACACACTATATCTTTAGACAAACTTTGATTACCCTTTATAACATTAATAAAGCCAGTATAAGTTGGTGGTTCTTGATAGTCAAAACTGTTAAATGTGCGCGGAAGTTTGCGTGGTGGAAGTGTAAAAATATAAGTAATCTGACCATCTATGGTTCTATACAACCAATCTTCCGTAAGTACGCTCGCATTAACTTGACCTTTTTCAATAATTTTTACGGTCTTGTAATTGTTTTGTTCATCTGGTACAGTAATTTGTAACGTGTAAATACTATCTGCGTCTATGTTACCGCGCACAATTGGTTGTACAGTGGAATATCCGCCAATAAGACAACCGAAACCTTCTTCCTTTGACGAATATTCTCTATCAGTACCTTGTAGGGTATAATCACAAACTGTACCGTCTGTATAAAAATCTGCCATTTTCTATTCTACCTTTCCAAAATATAAATTACCTGTAGCATCATCAGGTGTAAAGGCGAATTTGCCCAGTTTAATGCTAGTTAATACTGTTGCATTTTGAATGTAAAGTTGGTTATTGTCGATATATGCGACCTCTCGCCCATCTTGTAGGAAACCTACTCTAGGCGGACGAGTGTCCTCTTCTGACTGTCTGCCTATTACTATGGCAAACTTGTTGTCTTTGGTTTGCACTTTTACACCTTGTTCATTGATTTGCACAGATAGTTTTAAATTGTCTAAATCTTTCTGTGTTTTTTGTTGTAGTTGAGCGGTTTGTTGAGATAGTATGTTTGCTGCTATCGCGGTTTTAACGCTTTTATATGCGCTCGAAATTTCAATATCAACTTTGACCTCTGAATAGGAATAGGTATCGTCGGTGTATAAGAATAGGTCGATATAGTACAAATAGTTTTCGTCTGTCAGTTTATCCAATATTGTCGATACATCGGTAACCCATGTGTTGCTTGGTGGGTTGGTTAGGGGCACGCTTGGCGCAGATAAACTCACTTGGTAGTAGCGCACAATTTTTTTCAGCTTAATTGGGTCACCCTCATCTACTCTTTTAGGCTTTGTATATACAATATCCCCATTGCTATATTCAATTTTTAGTCGTTCCCATGTATATGCCATTATATCTCACTCCACCCCTCTGTTGGCGGATTATCCGCATCATCGTTGAGCGCGCGCTCGTAAGTTATCTTCTTGATACTTACACCTGCATTTTGAATTTTTTTAAGCAGGTCTTTGTATGCCTTACTATTGAGTAGGGCAGTTTCACTTGAAGCTGCCCCAGCAATAGGTATTTGTTTTACTATGCTCATTTATACTCCTTTAAATTGTGATTGTTAAGTCGCCACCGTAATCGTAAGCAATTTTGGATAAGTTTTCAATTGTAAACTCACCGTTAGTAAGTGAAATTGTGTTTGATTTTTCATACAACTTTTCCTTGTCGATAAATTTATAGGTTAATGTGCCCTTGTATGGCTTCATTCCATTGAAAACTTTTACTGGTAGCTCATAATTATCACCGCTTGCATCGGCGCCCGCGCGCAGACGTATTGGTTCGGTATCGATTACAAGTGAGAAGGCAGTTACAGGTACAATTTCAAGACTTGTAGCTTTAATGTCACCATTTAATGTGATATTACCTGCGCGCGCTTCAAGGAATTTGCCGTGGTCACCATCAATACGAAGTCCATACTTATCATCGTCAATTTTACCGAGTACAATAGATGAATTGTTGTAATTTAATGTTAAGCCTTTTGTACTATCTAGCCTTACTTTAGACTCTTCACCATTTAAGAAAAACCCATTCCATGTAAGTCCAAATTGAGCATCTTGTTCTATTTGTTCAAGCGTTGATGGGGAGTAGTCTGCGCCATCTACCATATTGGTATTTAAGCCATATAGTCCAAATTGGTCTAGGCGCACAAACTGCCCTTTTTTGGTTTTCATATAAGAGCCATCTTTGCGCTTGAAATATAGCTTGTTATCTTTCTTGTAATAGGTTTTGGCGCTATTGTATGTGCCTGTAGCAGGTTGGTAGGTATTGCCTGCGCGCTCGTATAGGTTATATTGTGCAGGCGAGAACGCATTACCATATTGTGCCACAAGTAGTGCATTGTCTACCCGTGAGAAGGTATCAGGCTGTGTATCTGCACTGGGAACTAGAATGTGGTGTTCATTAAGTTCATACCAATTTTCTGCTTTTGGCGACTTGCCGCTCGTGTTATTTACAAGTTCAAATTCCGTAGGTTGGAACGCATAAGCAGTAATACCATTCGATGCCCATTGAAACGTAGGTTGGTTTTCGTTTAAAATGGAAATGTTGGCGGTATTAATGTTGCCTATTTGAAGTGTAGACGCATTTACACCATTTCCTTTTATAATTTCAGTCCAATTTGTACCATCTTGTGTTCCATACAAGCCCCTTCCCATAAGGCGTAGTTGAGCGCCCAGTTGATTGTTGTGTGTTTGGATTCCTTGAGCGCCCAGTTTGAGGTCGCCATAGGACAGGGTGATGTTGCCTGTGTCGAAGGTTTTTTGCACTGATGATGGCGCGATTTTACCGTCAGGCTGGACGATACTACCCGCGCGTGCATATGCGTTGCCCTTAGCCTCAACATTTTGTACAGTAGCCTCTACGCGATGGAAGAGGTCATCAAAGCTATCACGGTAATTTTGGACTACTATTTTAACTTCAGTTGGATTGTCTAAGTTGTATGTAATTTCAGTTATAATAATTTCTTCGCGATATGGTGAGCCATTACTATTGCGCCCAAATAGATTGACGTCAGTTACAAATGTTTTGTCGCCAACTTGGAAACGATATTCCTCGAAACCCTTTAATTGCTCTATATCTACTACTTCAATTGCGTAAGATACGGTTGGCTTGCACGAAGCCTTCATAACGTTCATGGCATTGTAGTAGTAAATGTTAGGGTCTACAACATTGTTGGAAGAATGAGTACCTTCGTATATGTATTTACTATATTTTGTAGTAAAGCGATTATATACGTCTTGTTTTTTCTTGTTGAGTTCTTCAATGTTTTGTTCAACCTGTTCAAGTCGACTGCGCGCTCGTGTAAGTTGCGTGTGAGTATACTCGTAATCTTGCGCACTCTTATCACGTGCAATTTTTGCATTTAGGAAAATTTGTAACAATACGTCTGCTTGGTTGAATTTAACTCCTAGCTTTGAGTATTGTTTCGCAAAGTTAATAATTGCAGTATCTATATTTGTAGTTGGTTTTGGGTCTAAAAAGTTCCAACAAAAGTCTTTTAAGTTTTGATATGCTTTGTCGAACGAGTCAGTCGCAGCTTTGGCATAGTTAGACTGTACCATTTCGTCTGCTTTAAGTTTGACTACAAGAGCGCCCAAGTCAGCCTTTTGCACATTCAAGAGCGTGAGTTGGGCATTGTATTCCTTTGTGAGCTTGTAGAAGCCTATACCTGACGCGTCAGAATAGAGGTCTGTGATAAGGTCGGAACGCTTTATGTCACCCTTATTTACAAAGTACGAAAAGTCGTATAGAGTAGTAAGCCCACTTGGATTGTCCTTGGCTTCACGAATTGTACATATGCCGTGGTTTGCGCCTTCAACCTCACAATCCAATACAACCATTTTAGTTGTAATTTTGTCAGAGTTTAGAGTTCTGATTATGGAGTCGAGATTTAAGCCATAGTGGAAGCCAGCGTAGTTTACGTTGGATTTAGGACGCTTTAGGCGCACGAGATAGCAACCACTTTTTTGTTCGTATAGTCCCAATGACATTGGGTTGCCTTTAGTGCCTGTATATGGGATAGTGCAGTCCTTATCTTTGTAGTATTGTTTGCCTGCTACAAAAGTGAGGTCGGCGCTCATGTAAGCAAACGTCTTTGGTACGAGTGCGCCATTCACAATGTTGGGTTCAATTTCTAGCCTACATTGGAAGGCTTCTGTTAAAATTTGTAGCCAATTGTAGTAGCTTGACTTTTCACCTTGTAGACTGTGAATTGCATCGTAGTCGTAATACACAGGCTTTAGATTTGCGGTTTGTGATAGTGGTGCGACCTTTAATTTTTTAACGTCGGTTATGTCTAAATTCTCTTCTTCCTTAAAGAAAGCAGTTACATTTTCTGTGTCCGAAGGTACTTGCGCGCCACTAAACAATATGTCGTGTGATTTGTTATGATATAAGCGCGAAAGTTCAATATCTTTTAGTATAAGTGTCCAACTGCCATTGAAAATAGATGAAATTTTTAGAATACTATCGTTAATTTCAAAGTCTTTGGTAACTTCTAATGGATAACTACCCCATTCTTCGCCCATTGTGCCCTCTAAAATATGTTCGTAGTATTGTACATTAGGTTTACATTGGGTATCGGTTGCAAGTCGAAAGGTATTATTTGTCTTAGTGTACCATCCTTTATCTTGTGGATTAGTTACACCTACTACACCATCTACTGGCATAAACTCTATTTTATTCAACTGCGCGCTCGTGGATTGAGCCACAATTTCTCCATTAGAGTTGAAAATTTCAAACTTCAATTTATCTCGTGTAAGCCCAAACTTACCTGCTTTTGGCACAACACTCATACCTTCATGTGCAAAGTTACTACTAGATGCACACCCGCTCACGAGCGCGCGGACTACCATATCACTGCCTGCGCGCAAGGTTGTATTGTCTGTAGATGAAAGTTTTGTGTTAATTATACTGTCGTATTGAGCGTTGAAGTCGGCGCATAGGTAGGTTGTAATTTCGCTAGTGCTTGCGCTGATGAATTGGTACGAAGGATAGATGCCATGGTATAATTTTGCTGTGTTTCTAGCTTGCCAATTTTGGATAGTGTTGCCGTATTCTTTAAGTCCTTCTTTGTGTGTAATAAGTTGGAAGTTAGAATGGTTTGGTACAAAGTTTTCTACAAACGAAGTGGCATTATACAATCTGTATGGAATACCCCAATAGCCATTGGTATACTTTTGCACCATCATGGATAATCTAGGGTCATAGTGACTAACTTGGTTTTGGGTATAGTAGTTACCAAAGTAGCCTTGATAGTCAACAACGTTATCTGATGTAAAAGTAATGTCGTTCTCTGCAACCCATACTGTTTCTTGTGAAATAGTAAGGTCAGAATCTATACTATAGTCAGTTGGTTTTGAGTTATTTAAGTTACAAATAAATTGAAAACCCTTTTTAGTATTATCTTTATTTTTTAGAAATATAAAAAAACTTTTTCCAACTGGCACTTCAATTATTTTTGACTTATCTTCCAATCCATGAGCGCGCAGTTGTGTTTGTGTTGTACCCCAGAGCAATGGTTCTCGTAATGTACCATAGAGTTTGTCTGAATTTTCTTCGTCATACACAAAGTTAGGCGCATCATATAGAATACGATGAGCCAATTCCGGCGCAGTACCAAGTGATGTGCCTAGGTCACCATTGAGTTCCACATTGTAACCATTACGAGATAGTAGCTGTGGCAATAGTGCTTGGCATTTGATAGTGCGTTCATATTTTTTATTTGTTTCTTCTATTTCTTTAATTAAAAATAGGTAGGTTTTGTCTTTCCACTCTACATGAATTTCGCTTTCATTTTGAAGAAGATTAGCAATTGGATTTTCTTGTAACTCTTCTCCCTCATGAGCGCGCGCCCACATTTGTATTAGAAACGAGAACTCATGTTGTCCGTTTTCCTTTAAAGTCAGTTTCTGTTCGTATGGCTTGAAGGCAGAAATTGTAAGTGTATTAGTTGAAAAGTCAATACTTTTATTTCCGCCTTCCCATAAAGAAACCCTATATTTATTATCCATTTATACTCCTATAAGTAGTAGTAGTTATACTCTATTTTATCTTCGTTAGTCAATTGAAAGCTAGTGATTAGTTCAATTGGTTGGAATGGTTCACAAACAGGAATATCGAAAAAGTCGCCACTTTGGATACCTTTATTGTAAATTTTTCCGCGCACATAGTGCATTGTGTTATCCACTCCGCGCAAAAGTTTTGTGCGGCTATCGTACTCAATGTATGGTACAGCCGTATCGCCATCGCCCTCAAACGTGAACTCTTTATCGCCTATGGATAGTCCCTTAACTTCTATAGTATTAGGTGTAATAAATTTGAATGGCGCAGGAATGTCACCGCAATTGTATACTCTTACCTTTTCTTCGGCTTCTCCAATGACATCAATACCGTATTCCATTTTAGGCTTAGTCCAATATGTGTTAGAAAAGAATGTAAAGCCACTTTCAGTTAGAAACATGTTGGTGTATTGTGTGTCAAAGTAATGTGCGCGCGGTGCGTTTTCAAACTTGGTTTTGTCGAGTAAATACCCTTGCGCGCCCTTATCATTTATAGCATTGATAACCGACGCATCATAATAGGTGTGTTTTAAAAATTTTTGTCTAACTACTGCATAAGGGAAGTTAGCTTTTAGATGCAACTCACATTCCCCATTCAAAACCGTTTCATCAACTATAGCAGGTGATGTTTGGTTTGAAGTCCAAATGTAAGCGGGCGCTTTTGTAACCGATGGTGACACAGGCATGAACTCTAGTGTAGGTGTATCAACTACCACAACGTACCATGTTTCCCATGGCTTTTCATCGAACACCAGTTCCAACTCATTTGTAACACCCATTAGTTGTTTAAATTTTCTTACTTGCGCGTAAGTTGCTTTGTCAAAACCTAGCGATAGTTTCCATGTCTTTGCTTTAAAGTCTTTAGCAAAAAAATAATTCTGATGTGCGCCAACCACACTTGTTTCAAGCAAATCAAAGTCCGCGCTCATGTTTTCTTCATATCTATTGTTGTCACTAACTCGTGTTATGCCCAACTCGGAACTATGTATTCCATTGAGCGAGAAGCCTGTGTATTCTCCTTTAACTCCAATTCCCATTAAAATTCCTTTCTTCCTTATTATTATATCACAAGCGCGAAGAAAGCGCAAGTTTATTCGTTTTTTAAGTGGAAATTTTTGATGCTTTGGCAACAGTCCAAAAACTTGAAAAAAACGGGCGGGCATATTATAATTATTATTGTAAGCTATCATAATGGGAAGGATTATTTTATATGAGTTTTATAATAATTTTATATATAGCAGTAGTAATTGGTATAAGTTTATTAGTATATATTATATATAATACAATTAAATACAATAAAAAATACAATAATAATTATAATGTGCCGCCCTCTTTTTTTCAAATTTCCGAGGAAGTCCAGAAAAATTTGGAGAGCGCGCAAGCACGACTGGAGCAACTAGAAGCCGATTACAAAAATCGAGAGCAAGAACTAAAGGCTCAATACGACACCCTATCACAAGAGTTAAGACAAGATTATCTGACGCAAACTACACGAGCGCGCAGTCAGTACGAGCAACAAAAAGACGACTTCGCGCTCATGCAAGCAGAGTTGTCACAATCACTAGACAACTACAAAGCCAAAGCACAAGCCGAGCAAGCCTTTCTACAAAACAACATAGACTTTTACAGCTCAACTAGGCGCGCGCTCAACGAAGCCATCTTGCGTTCAATAGCAATGGAACAAGAAAAAGAATTTTACAAAATTCAAGTTTCTACTAATAATATAGAAGATATAGAAGTTGTGAGTTCTATTCGCGCTAGGTTACACGACTCTGTACCACTTAACAAACTCGTATGGACTTTATACTACCAACAACCAACTTCTGATATGATAAAGCGAGTTTTAAATGGGCGCACAGAAGTTAGTGGTATCTACAAAATCACATCTCTTACAACTGGGCTAGTCTACATCGGTAAATCCACCAATATAAAGCGCCGTTGGACTGACCACGTCAAAACCGCGCTAGGAGTTGGCACACTTGCTACTTCCTATTTCCATCGCACAATGGCAGAAGAAAAACCGCACAACTTCACATTTGAACTTTTAGAAGAAGTGCCTAAAGAAAACTTGACACAGAAAGAAACCTATTATATAAATATATATGACACTAAAAATAACGGACTGAACAGTTTGGGGTAGATATGGATACAAATTTAACAAAAGAACAAAAAGAAATTATAATGACAACTGAACCGCGCGTTGTGGTCAATGCGTGCGCAGGTGCAGGCAAAACAAAATGTATGATAGAGAGGGTTAGAACCTTACTACAATGGGGTACCAATCCCGCGGAGATAGTGGTTATCACCTTTACCAATCAGGCAGCGTCGGAACTACGTGAGCGCTTGAGTGACACGCCAAATTCCGAGCGCGTTTTTGTGGGTACAATTCATTCATACTGTAATACCCTATTGCTTATGGGCGGAATTGATACTTCGCGCATATTAAATGAGGAAAACTTTGACGAACTTTTCGACCTTATTAGTACGCACTACCATGTAATTCCAAAGGTTACACACTTATTGGTGGACGAGGCACAAGACTGTGACGGAAAACAGTACGAATTTTTCTTTAACTATGTGCGCCCACTCAACTTCATGATGATAGGTGATTGGCGACAATCGATTTATGAGTGGAGAGGTGCAGAACCACAGCTTCTACTTGACCTATCCAAGCAAGATGATGTCAAAACCTATACACTTTCCACTAATTTTCGAAGTGGCGCTCGTGTAATCAAAACTGCAGCGAAAGTTTTAGACGCGCTTGACCCTGACTTTCACGACTATTCACTATGTGGACGTGGCGTACGAGGACAAGTCACCAAACTCGAAGGTGTACTAGAAGCAATCGACCTAATCATGGAAGATGGTAATTATGGCTCATGGTTTATTGTGTGTCGTACCAATCAAGAAATAAGTGATGTATGCTATGTGCTTGCGCGCAAGGGTATTCCATACGACAGTTTCAAGCAATCCGAACTAGACCGAGGACAGCTTATCCAAAAAATGAAGGACAACACCGTTAAGGTACTAACTGTTCATGCAGCCAAGGGATTGGAAAACGATAACGTAGTTGTAATTGGTATGCGCCCATGGGGCAAAGACGAAGAAAAGCGCATTAAATATGTTGCCTATACACGAGCGCGCGACCATCTATATATAGTAAAAACTCAATCTAAAAAGAAAAAATTTCAAGAGTGGTAAATACCGCTCTTTTAATTTGCAAATTTTTAAAAAATGGGGTATAATAGAATAAGATAAGATTTAATGGGAGAAATGACTATGAATTATGATGCTAATTCCATTCAGACACTATCGTTTGTAGATGCTATTAGAACTCGTATTGCTATGTATATGGGTTCAGCAGATAACGCAGGTGTACTGCAATGTGTGAGAGAAATTATTACCAACTCAATTGACGAAGCTACAATGGGGTTTGGTAAGAAAATTACAGTTACTTTAGATGGCAACACCGTTACTGTAGAAGATGAGGGTAGGGGTGTGCCTTTTGGTGTGCGCGAGAGCGACGGTGTAGATGCAATTGTAGCTATCTATACCATGCCCCACTCTGGTGGTAAGTTTGACAACAAAACATATCAGAATGTTGCTGGTATGAATGGTATCGGTGCCAAGGGTACTGCGTTGTCGTCTGATTACTTCAGCGCGCAGTCGACTAGGGACGGGCGCACTTGTACGCTTATTGTAGAAAATGGTAAGGTTACATCGCTTACAACCGTTAAAGCTACTTCAACCAAAACTGGCACAAAAGTAATATTCACACCAAGCCAAGAGGTTTACAATCTTGAGCCAATTCACATTAACTTTAGCGACCTAAAAGAAATGTGCAAAAATTGGTCATATCTTTCAAGTGGAATTGAGTTCGCGCTCGAAGATAAGACAACAAAAGAAAAGGTTAAATATCTATCCAAAAATGGAATTAAGGACTTCATCAAAGATAATGCAGTTCCACTACACAAAACTCCACTTTATATTAAAATGGAAGAAAATGGAATTAAGTGTGAGGTCGCTGCGTTTTGGACTAAAGAACGCCACGAAAAATCGTTCACATTTACCAACGGACTTGCTAATCCTGAAGGTGGAACAAGTTTAACTGGTGTCAAAACCGCCCTAACCACATTCTTCAAAAAGCACATTAACGACACAGTGTCACCTGACGTCGCGCGCACGGGACTTTTTTATGTAGTTAATTGTCAAGTTCCGAACCCTTCGTTTGCAAACCAAACAAAGACTAAGGTAAATAATCCAGAACTTCGTGGTCTATGTCAGCGCGCGACAGGTAAAATGCTTGATGAGTTTTCCAAGCGCCACACCGACGAGTTCAATCGCATTATTTCCATGCTCACAAAAGAAGCAAAGGCAGAAATTGCTGCGGAGAAGGCGCGCGCTCAAATACTTAAAGCTGAAAAGGACATTGGCTCAAACCAAAAGAAAAAGGTTTTTGCTAGTGATAAGCTAAAAGATGCAGAAGTTTTGGGTGAGAAGTCGACGCTATTGCTTGTTGAGGGTAACAGCGCGGCGTCGTCACTTGCAAACGCGCGCACAAACGACTATGGTATTTTGGCACTTCGTGGTAAACCAATTAATGTACTTACTAATGACTTAGAAAAAATTTTAGATAATGAAGAAATTAAGTTGCTATTAAGTGCAATGAATATTGTGCCTTTTAAGTATGATAGCAAGAAGTTAAGATATGGTAGACTTGGAATTGCATCTGATGCTGATGCTGATGGCGGACACATTGCATTACTAGTTACAATTGCGCTCCAATACTTTGCGCCAGAGTTTATCAAGGAAGGTAGACTTGTGCGCCTAGAGTCACCATACTACATTGTCAAAAAGGGTGGTAAGGAATACTACTTTATGAACGAACAAGACATTAACGTAAAGGGTGATGTGCATCTGTGCAAGGGACTTGGTTCGTTATCACCTGAACAGGCACACAGGTCTATGTTTACAGAAGAGTTCCAATCTATTAAGGTTGTAGAACTTGACGAAGAAGATATAGAATTGCTAAATGGACTAATGGGCAAAGACACAGAACTTAAAAAACAATACGTACAAGAAAACATTGATTTCTCGCAAGTGCGCGAGTAGGAGATTTATATATGAGTAATAACTTTATTAAAGAAAACTTTACAAACTATGCAGGAGCAGTTATCCAAAACCGTGCTATACCGGAAGTTGTAGATGGATTGAAGCCGGGCGCTCGTCAGATTTTGTACTGTATGTATACTGACAAGTTTGTGCATGGGAAGCCTTATCAAAAAACACTAAAGGCAATTGGTTCTGCCGCACGTATATTTTGGCATGGAGACAGTTCGTGTTTGGGGGTTATAATGCGTAACGCACAACCTTTTGCAACACGCTATCCATTAGTAGAGGTTGAAGGAAACGTAGGTAATCTACAAGAAAGTGGCAACTATGCTTCCCCAAGATACACGAGCGCGCGCCTCACTTCTCTTGCAAACTATTTATTTAAGGATATAGAAAAGAATACAGTTTCAGAATGGCGCAATAACTACGACGATACAGAGCAGTATCCTGTGTATTTGCCATGTAAGGGGTTCGCGCCTATCGTAAATGGCACACTTGGTATTGGTGTATCTATGAGTTCTAGTATTCCACCTACTAACCTGCGCGAAGTGAACTCGGCGCTCGTGAAACTTTTGTGGAATCCAGACATTGATGATGACGAAATTATATGTATGCCTGACTTCCCAACTGGTGCTACAATACTTAATGGCTCACAAGTGCGCGAAGCCATGAAAAACGGTCATGGGAAAGCATGTAAGGTGAGAAGTACCATTGAGTATGATAAGGCTAACAATTGTCTAGTGGTAACTGAAATTCCATACATGACTTACGTGAACACTGTGTGCGCGCAGTTGGAAGATATTATTAACGAGGAAGATGGCAAGGTAAACCCCGGCATTGATAGGTTCAACGACCTCACAGGGCTTACACCAAAACTCAAAATTTATCTAACTAAAAACGCAAACGTAAACAAAGTAGTAAAGTATTTATACAAAAATACATCACTACAAAACCACTATGGCATTAACTTTAATATGCTTGAAAAGGGAAGATATCCAAAAGACTACACATGGAAACAAATGTTACAGGCGCACCTAGACCATGAAATGGAAGTTTATGCACGCGCGTTTCAGTTTGATGTAGACCGTATTAAGGAACGCCTACACATCATTGAGGGATTGGTGTTAGCCATCAACAAAATTGACGAAGTTATCACCACCATCAAAAGTGCGAACTCTACATCCGATGCGCAAACCAAGCTAATGACTCTTCTGTCTATTGATGGCGCACAAGCACAAGCCATTTTAAAAATTACATTAAGTCGTCTTGCTAAAATGGAAACCAATAAACTTTTAGACGAACAATCCACATTATTTTCCAAGAAAAACGAAATTGAAGCCATTTTAAACGATACCAACCTACTCAAAAAGGAAGTTGAAAAAGGTTTAAATGAAGTTTCCCTAAAGTTTGGCGACGAAAGACGCACAAAAATTATAGACCTTAACACGCAAGAAGATGAGGAAGTTGAACAGTTTAACTTTATTGTTAGCCTTACTAACGAAAACAGACTGTTCACTACAAAGGAAACGTCCCTTTATGCTCAAAAGAGAGGAGCGCGCGGTCGTAAAATTAAGTTATCCGAGAACGAAACAGTTATAGGTTCAGCATCGTGTGACAGCAAAAATCCTTTAATGTTTGTATCAAATAAAGGAAAGGCATTTTTTACCACAGTGAACGAACTTAACCTAGAAGATTTTAACTACTGCGAAAGTTTGTTTGGCTTACAAGAGCGCGAAGTCATAGTCCAAGTCATTGATATTAATTCTAAAAACCTACAAAAGTTTTTAGTTTTCTTTACTGCAAATGGACTTATCAAAAAGACTGCCATTTCAGAACTCATGAAAAGTACACAAGCTAAAAAGTGTATTGAGTTAGAAGAGGGCGACAGCTTAGTTGGAATTGATGTGGTAGAAGATGAGAAAGTGGGTTTTCTATCATCTAATGGTAACCTTATGATTACAAACTCCTCACAAGTGCGCGCGAGCGGACGTTCGGCAAGAGGTGTTAAGGGCATGAAGGTGGACGACGGCGTCGTAGTGCGCGGGCGCTCATGTAAGCAAGACACAATTGAAATAGTAACCATAAGTAAAAAAGGTAAAATTTCAAGAACGCCAATAGGTGACTTCAAAGTAACTGGCACTAACACCAAAGGACTGCGCGCTCAAAAGTTAAAAGACGGTGACTCTATGGTAGACTTCCTACCAATCACCAAAAGCGACAAAGAACTTATAATTGCTACTTCCACAAACCAAGTTAAAATGCAAATTAGTGAAATTCCACTTTCTAGTCGTGGTACAGTTGGTGTAATTGCTACCGACCTCAAAAATTCACAAGTAATTGAACTCGTAAAAATTTGCAATTAAACTAAAAGTAGGTTATAATATATATAGGAATTAAGAGAGAAATAAAATCCTCTTAAAAACTTATAATAAAATTTTATTTTCAAAGGAGAAAACAACTATGTCAGACGCTATTAAGCTAACAGAAAAGTCAGCAGAAGTATTCAATTATGTTAGAGAGAATGGAAAGGCATCTATTCCAGAAATCGCAGCAGCAGTACAGAGAGCGCCACGTTCTGTAAGCGCAAATGTAACTGACCTCGCAAAGAAAGGTCTAGTGGTAAGAGTTAAGGAAGCTGTTGAGGGTGAGGAAGGCGAAGTAACATTCGTACAGCTTACAACAGATGGAGTAGCTTTTCAGGCTTAAGTAGTTTTGAGGGAGTTTAGCTACTCCCTTTAAATTTACTATTTTTCAACTAAAATTACAAAAGGATAAACAAAATGAGAATTGCAGAGAACACAGTATATATCGAAGGAACACTTCTTGAAATCGACCTAGAAAAGACACAAATTACACCACGTTCAACTGGCACTCTAGCCAACTGCATTAGAGGTAGAATTATGGTTAGAGTAAATCAGTCTATCAATGGAGTAGACAAAACTCTTGACATTCCAGTTAATATGTTCAGTATGGAACTGAAGAAAGATGGTGGTGCAAACCCAGCTTACGCATCTATTGAAAAGGTTATGACTGAGTTTAAGTCTGCGGCAGCAGTAGGCTTTGAAAACGCAGACAAAATCAGAGTTACTAACGGTCAGATTGACATGAATGAGTTTATCAGCGGTCAGGGTAACTTTGTCTCTGAACCAAGAGTACAGGCTAACTTCGTATACAAGGTAAACGAGGGTTCAGAGTTCAAGCCACAGGCAAAGTTTGAACTTGAAATGTACGTTCAGTCTTGTCTACCTGAAATGGACAAGGACAACATGCCTACTGGCAGACAGAAGATTACAGCTATCGTGCCTAAGTTTGGTGGCGCAGTAGATGTTGTGCCTCTATATGGTGTATCACCAGAGGTAAACAACGTTATCACTAACTACTGGGTTGCAGGTTCAACGGTAAAGGCAATCGGTAGACTTGACTTCTCCAACACCGTAGAAACCATTGCTGAAAAGGTTGGCTTTGGTGAAACCATCGAAAGACAAAAGGTTACTAGAGTAAGTGACCTTATCATCACAGGTGGTGACCAAACTCCTGCTATCGGTGAACTTGCTTTCACAAAGGCAGAAATTGATGCAGCTATGCAGCAAAGAGATGCTAAACTCACAGAAATGAGAGCAAAGGCTGAGTCCAAGGGCGGTACTGTAACAAAGCAGGCTCCTGCACAGAACGCAGGCTTTAACGCAAGAGGATTTTAATAAGGGGGTAGATAAATGATTGATTTACTAGCCCTAGAACCCAATGTAATTTCTCGCGACTTATCCGGCAAGTATGTGTTGCTTGCCGGCGCAGAGAAGATTGGTAAAACTTCCTTCTGCGCGCAGTGTCCGGATACTGTAATCTTTGCAACAGAGATTGGAACTAACGCACTGCCAGGCGCTATGGTACAGCCTATCAACTCATGGGGCGACCTGAAGTTAGCGGTTGCACAGCTTAATAACCCTAAAGTTAGGGAAAGATTTAAGAATGTGGCAATTGACACTATTGGTATTGCCTTTGACTTATGTGAGAGATATGTGTGCGCGAGTTACAATGTAAATGAGATAGGTGATATTCCTTATGGTAAGGGTTGGTCTACTCTATCCAAAGAGTTTAGGTCAACACTTGTACAAATTACCATGATGGGATATGGACTTATCATGACTTCGCACCTTAAAGAACTTGAGGACGAAGCCACAAAAGAGAAATTTATCCAGCCTGACCTATCCAACCGTTGTAAAAACATCGTTAATGCACTTGTTGATGTTATCGGCATTATTACACAAGAATGGAATGAGAATGGGGAGTCTGCTAGATGGCTATACACAAAGCCAACTAGATACATCAAGGCAGGTACAAGATATCGCTTTTTAGAGCCAAAAATTCCATTTGGATATGAGCAGTTGGTAAATGCGATTGGTGATGCTATTGACAAGGAAGTTGAACTAGGTGCGGTTTCGGTGGATAAAACTGATAAAGTGCCCGCAGAAGTAAGTCAAGAGTATGACTATGACGACCTTATGGGTAGAGCAAAAGCCGTTTGGGAAACACTTATCACAAACCAAAAAGATGAGGCTATTGCAGAAGAAAACTACAACAAGATTATGAGTACCATTGTAAAGTATTTCCATACTCCTGTACAAATTTCAACCATTACTAAAGACCAGGTTGAACCACTCAACTTTGCTGTAATGGAACTTGAAAAACTAGCCAATTAAATTGAATTGAATATACAATTGAAGTAGAGTAGCTAAAATCGGCTACTCTATTTTTTAGTATATAACTTGAAAATTCGCCAAATTTATGGTATAATATATATAGAAAGGATTATCAGAAATGGCGAACAAATATAATATTGTACATTGTCGTGTATGTGGGCGAGAAATTGATAAGTCTACTACGCGCGAGGGCATTGATTGGGTAATGCCTTCAAGAAACTACTATTTTCACAAGAACTGTTATGATAACTGGCGCAATTCTAATAGCGGTGATGACCAATTTTGGGTTGACCGCATGTATGACTTACTTGCGCGCGACCTTAAAATGAGTTATAATTTTTGGGTTTGCGAGGGTCAGCGCAAAAAGTTCTTGAAGAAAAATATGACAAACAAGGGGATTTACTATACCTTGCTATGGTTTTATACTGTCAATAACGGTGATAGAAGTAAATCAAATGGTGGTATTGGTATAGTAGAGTACGTGTATAACCAAGCATGTAGCTATTGGGTGGAATTGGAAGAACGCCACGCTGGCATACTCAGCCAAATCGACGAACAATTGTGTGCGCGCGAGCGAGAAAATGCTCAAATCGTGGTACGCAAGGCAGTCACGCGCTCAACTAAGAAAAGCACGTACGATTTTAGTGATGTAGAAATGGATTAAAATGAATAGCAAAATTTGTGTTCAGCAAGTATTAGGCTCAATAATGAAAAAACCGCAACTATTGAGCCATATAGACAAATACACTTTGGACTTAACAGATTTTGACAATTTACTAGAACGATATGTGTATGTGGCACTTACAAAGTTATATGAAAGTGGTGCAACAAAAATTCAACCTATTGATGTAGAAGATTGTCTATCTACCAATCCAAAGGCGGAAGGAGTTTTTCAACGCTCTAATGGTATTGAATATTTGCAAGACATTTATTCACTATCGGAAGTTGATAATTTTGACTACTATTACACGAAACTTAAAAAAATTAATTTACTGCGCGATTTAAGCAAGAATGGGTTTGACATAAGTGAGATTTATATTGATGACCTATCCGACCCAAAGGCATATGAAGTTAATCAGTTATTTGAAACATATACAATCCAAGATATTGTTAATGTGGTAAGGCGCAAACTACTATCTATTGAAAGTCAGTATGAAGTTAATAATGAGGTAGAAGTTGAGAATGTGGCAGAAGGACTAGAAAGCCTATTATCCGACATTCAAGAACAACAATCTATGGGTGTGCCAGTGCAGGGCGCGATGTGGAACCAAGTTATCAATGGGGCAATGCCCGGCACCCTTACAATACGTTCAGCAGCCAGTGGTACTGGTAAGACAAGAAATGCGATTGCCGATGCGTGTTATTTGGCGTTTCCTATGAGGTTCAATTGGACGACACAGAAGTGGGAAGTCAAAGGTAGTAGCGAAAAGGTTCTGTTTATTGTTACAGAGCAACAGTTTTCAGAAGCGCGCAAGATGGTATTGGCATATATTACAGGTATAAATGAGGGTAAGTTTAGATATGCGAACTTTAGTGATTTAGAGCGCGAAGTTTTAAATCAAGGCATTGAAATTTTGGAACACTTTAAGAACAATTTAATTTTGGTTAAAGTTCCAAACCCTACCATAGAACTCATCAAAACACTCGTGCGCGAGAACTGCCTGACACATGATATTACGTGCGTGTTTTATGACTACATATTCATCGGTCCCGCGCTTTTGGGTGAGTTTCGTGGGTTTGCGCTGAGGAACGATGAGGTGCTGCTCATGCTTTCGACCGCGTTGAAGGATTTAGCGGTAGAGCTAAACGTCGCCATGTTCACTTCAACACAACTTAATGCCAAGGGCGATGAGGATAGAGGCATACGTAATGAAAGTTCATTTGCAGGTAGTAGAGCCATTATCAACAAGGCGGATAATGGTGCTATTATGGCGCGCCCAACACAAGAAGAACTAAGCCTATTTAAAGACTCTAAAACAGGATTGCCAAACTTAGTAACTGATGTATTTAAGGTTAGAAGTGGTGAGTGGACGCAAGTTAAAATATGGTCACAGTTTGACTATGCAACAATGCGCAAAACAGACCTTTTTATAACTGATGCGGGACTTAATCCAATTGAGAATTTTTATAAGTATGGAGTATATGAGGTTAAAAGTTGGGAAGATAAAGACGAACAAGAATACCAGTCTATGGTAGTAGATTTGAATAATAGAATAAAGGCGCAAAATGAACTATAAGAAATTACTTGAACAATTAGATAATGATAAAATTAAATTATTGTTAGATAAATTAAATGTGCCATATGAGGAATTTGACGAATATATTATATGCGCCACAGCTTGTCATAATATAAATTTAGATGAGTGTTCGCGTAAATTATATTGGTACAAAGACAATAAGTTTTTTTATTGTTATACTCATTGCGGTGGCATGTCAATTTTTAAATTTCTGCAAAACTATTATACTGTTAGAAATATCAGTTATAATTGGTATGAAGATATTTATGAGGTAGTTGTCAATTGCAGTAACTACAATCCTGACTTAGAAGTTCATGACCGATACGAGCCAATTCGTGACCGCTATCAAGAAGGCTCACACGAGCGCGCGCTCGACAAAATAAGTCATAATTTGTTAGATTGTTTTGTGAAACTTTATCCACCAATATGGCTAAAGGATAGAATTTCAAAACAAGCAATGGATAAGTTTGGCATATTGTTTTCAATTGCGCAAAATAAAATTGTGATACCGCATTATGACGAGAATGGGAACTTGGTTGGTATTCGAGGTCGCGCGCTCGACGATTGGGAAGTTGAAAATGTGGGTAAGTATACGCCAGTTAAAATTGAGGGCAAGTTTTACGCACACCCTTTGAGCCTAAACCTATATGGCTTGAACTTTAACAAAGACAATATACGCAAAACTGGCATTTGCTATATATTTGAGTCCGAGAAATCGGTTTTACAATTTGAAAGTTTTGATAGACCAAATTGCGCGGTAGCGATATGTGGCTCACACCTTAACAAGTTTGCCTTGAAGAAACTTATACGATGCGCGCGCCCACAAGAGATAGTGGTATGTTTTGACAAGGAACAAAACTGTCAAGACAACTATTTTCAAAAACTATGGAATTTGTGTAGTAAGTATAAAAACTATGCAAATTTTAGTTTTATATATGATAGAGAAAATTTATTACAAGATAAAGACTCTCCTAGTGATAAAGGGGAAGAAGTTTTTAATCAACTATTACAGAAAAGAGTAAGGATAGTATAAATGAAGTATAAATTAATTAACGAATTGTATAGCGACAATTTTCTTTCAAACCTATTACATGAGCGCGGGATTGAAAATTTAGAGGAATTTAAAAATCCGTCGCCCTCAAACTTACAGTCACCAGAGAACTTGGATAATGTGAGGTTGGGTTATATGATGTTGGCGCAGTACGCAGGTCAGCATTGTAAAATCGCATTGGTTGTAGATTGCGACGTAGATGGTTACACGAGCGCGACAGTGGCTAGAGTTGGACTTGAGAGAATGGCGCAGGCAACACAATCCAATTGGGAAGTAGTACACTACCTACACGAGGGCAAAGAGCATGGATTATCTGACGTGTGTGATGAAATTGAAGCCGGAAATTACGATGTAGTTATACTGCCTGATGCATCTACTAACGACTATGAGTACCACGAACGACTGGGCGCTCATGGAAGCCGTGTATTAGTTTTAGACCACCACGAAAAGAACGAAGATGCGCAATTCAGCGACTATGCGGTTATCATCAACAACCAACTTTCAGACCGTTACACAAACAAAAGTCTTAGTGGTGTAGGAGTTACATGGCAGTTCTTTAGGTTTGTAGGCAAGGAACTAGGTATCCCTACTCTAGTAGATGACCAAATTGATATAGTTGCGCTAGGTCTAATCGGTGATATGATGGATGTGCGCAATCTTGAAAACAGATACATTATCAGCCACGGTCTAAACTCAATTCAAAACAAATTCTTTATAGCTCTTTGCAACAAACAAGCCTATTCCATCAAAGACACTTTCACCCCAATTACAATCGCCTTTTATATAGTTCCACTTATCAATGCTATGATTAGAGTTGGAACACAAGAGGAAAAAGAACGTGTGTTCTTGGCGCTCTACGATGGTGACATCGAAGTTGAATGTCACAAGCGTGGGTGTAAGGGTGAACTTGAAAAGGTTTCAATTGAAAGTGCGCGCGAATGTGTCAATGCTCGTGCAAAACAAAACCGCATATTGGACAAAATGATGGAAGCCATTGATATGATTGTGGAGCAAAAAGAACTTTTAGCACATAAAATTATTGTACTAGAGTTGCTTGAAGCCTATGACCTACCGAAAACGTTAAATGGACTACTTGCTATGAAAGTTGCTAATAAGTATAAGCGACCTACGTTAGTTGTCAAGCGCGCAGACGATGGAATGTTGCGCGGCAGTATTCGTAATGTACACAATAGTCCATTGCCAGACTTCAAGGAATTTCTAACTAACACAAACCTAACAGAATATGTGAGTGGTCACGCAAATGCAGCAGGTATTGGAATACAAGTTTCAAACCTAGACACATTCCAAGAACTAACTGATACGCAACTAGCTGATGTTGCCTTCAATGAAAACTACCATGACATCAACTTTATTTTTGATAGCGCCAGTCCATTGCTTGAACAGTTCATCTATGACGTAAGCGATTGGAGCGACACATGGGGTCAACAAAACGATGAACCTGTTGTACTTGTCAAAAACATTAGCCTAGACAACTATACCATAATGGGTAAGTCACAAGATACCGTCAAAGTTATGCACAACGGCATCGCTTACATATTCTTCAAGGCGCACGACTTTATCAAAGAGTTAGAAGGAATTGACGTATCCAAACACACCATTAATGTAATTGGGCGCACAAACGTAAATGAGTGGATGGGCACTTACACACCCCAAATTTTTGTTGATGACTATGAACTAGAAACTAAAATTTCAAAGCCAAAATGGGAGTTTTAGAACTTTTAAAAAATAATATTTTATGGTATAATTAATTAATAAGAAATATCAGTAAATTTAAGGAGTTTCAATGAAATACATAGGTTCTTTACACAACCACACAGATATGAGCAACCTAAGATTGAGGGATAGTATTAACACTATCCCCTCTTTGATTGATACGGCAATTTCGCTAGGTCATAAGTGTGTAGCAATCACAGAACACGAATCTGTGTCAAGTGCGCTGAAGGCAGAGAAGTATTATGACAAGATAAAAGAGAACAACCCTGACTTTAAACTTATTAGGGGTAACGAGATTTATTTGGTAGACGATATAGAAGATGAGAAGTTTTCCGAATTAATAAAAGGTTATCCCCATTTTATATTGCTTGCAAAAGATGAAATAGGACACCGCCAAATTAGAGAAATTTCTAGTAGAGCATGGCTTGGAAGTTATAGCTCACGAGGAATGTTAAGAGTGCCCACAAGAGCGCGCGACCTAAAGGAAGTTATTGAGCAAGATAGAGGTCACGTTATTGGTATGACAGCGTGTCTTGGTGGAACACTACCACAAATTATTTTAAAAGGTGAGGAGTTTGGTATTGCGCGTGAAGAGTATATGTCGACCGCGCGCTCGTGGATTGAGAGTAAGAAAGAAGTGTTTGGCGAGGGTAATTTCTACCTAGAACTACAACCCGCAGACTACACCGAGCAACACTTTGTGAATAAGGCTATAGTTGAGTTAGCACATGCAACCAATACGCCATACGTTGTTACTAACGATGCACACTATCCTCTTGCAAAAGACAGAAACGTACACAAGGCTTTCCTAAATGCAGAAAATGGAGAGCGCGAAGTTGATGCATTTTACGCTTATACATATCTTATGAGCGACGAGGAAGTTAGAGAGCTTCTAAAAGATGACCTTACAACAGAAGAATTAGAAACCGCTTTTACCAATATCCAAAAAATTGCGGATAGTTGCGAAAACTATTCTCTCGTAAAACCCTTAAAAATTCCTCAATTACAATGGAAAACAGCCAACGCAATAGATGAAAATTTAAAACAGAAATTTATCGCCCAAGCGCCAATGTTGGATACGTTTTTAAAGTCCGAAGAGAGCGATAAGTTGCTTGCAGAACTTATAATGGAAAGACTTGCAAGCGATACACAACTTCAAGACGCGCGCACATTGAATGAAGTGAACGAGTGTCTGAAAAGCACATGGGACAGTTCAGAAATTAACAATGTGCGTTGGAGCAAATATTTTCTCAACCTACAGGGTATTGTAGATGGTTGTTGGGAAGCAGGCTCACTTGTGGGCGCAGGTAGAGGTAGTGGTATCGGTTTTGTGTTACTATATCTACTAGGCATCACACAGATAAATCCTCTGCGCGAAGAGTCTCAAACCAAGCGTTGGAGATTCCTTAACCCTGAACGTGTAACCGTCCTGGATTAACAAAATTCTACTTGTAATATCTCACCTTTATGTATCTTATTACCTAAAAGTTTACTTAGATATAGAGAGGAGAGAAAAATGGAAAAAGATAAAAGGCATTCATATTGTAAGTTTACAATTACAGAAGAAAAAGAAATTATTAAATCATATCAAAAAGGTAATAGTTTGGCAAAAGTGGGTAAACAATTTAATTGTAACCCTAGTACAGTAAAAAATATATTAAAGGCTTATGATATACAAACTCGTAACTTATCTCAAGCTAGACGAAACTATCTTAACTATACAATTAACGAAAATTGTTTTGCTAATATTGATAATCCAGATAGTGCATATTGGTTAGGAGTCATGTACAGTGATGGCTTTATCACAAAAACTAGTCCATATACAAATTATTTCGGAATTACAGTACATGAAAAAGATAGTGAGTGGTTAGAACGCTTTAAAGAATTTTTACAATATAATGGAGAAGTAAGACATTATATAGCAAAAACAACTTATAACGAAAACACCCCCATTGCTAAACTTATCATAGGAAATAATAAAATAGTAGCTGACTTAGAAAAACTAGGAGTGGTTGAGCATAAAACTTTTCAGCTCTCTCAAATACCTCAAATAAGTTATATAGATGATTTTATTAGAGGATACATTGATGGCGATGGAAGTTTATTAAAACGGTGCGCCCACATAACTATTGCTGGTACAAAAGAATTATTATTAAGTATAGCAAATTATTTTCAAATACCTTATAGTCTATATAAAGATAAAAGTATATATAGTTTACAATACAATGCAAAAGAAAGTCACTACTTAGAAAAAAGACTTTATGCAAATGCAAACTATTATTTAAAAAGGAAATATGATATTGCAAGTAGAAGTTTTAACAGTCCCCTTACATTGGAAGATGTAAAGGAAAACTCCGAATATCAGGGAAAGCCCTTAGAGCCCTAATTACTAAGCGTTAGAGTAATCAAAACGTGGCTTAACTAATCATTAAGGTATAGTAACAAGATTAAGGATTGGGTAATCCTGAGACATAGCTCCTTTTATAAAAGGAGAAGGTTGCAACGACTACCAAGGAGTGTCCAGACCGGACAATGGTATAGTCTATTCCCCTAAAAAATATCGGGAAACCGAGGGTATCAAAGATTGATATAGATATCGAAGGACAGAAGCGTACGGCGGTTATGCACCATTTTAGGGAACTATACGGTGAAGATAGAGTAGCTAACGTACTAACACTACGTACCGAGAAGTCTAAATCTGCATTACTTACAGCAGCGCGCGGACTAGGTATGGACGTAGATGAAGCACAGTATTATGCTTCTCTAATTGAAGCAGAGAGAGGTATTCTGCGTACGTTACATGAGTCGTACTATGGTGATAAAGATAAGGGTATTCGTCCTAATAGAGTTTTCGTAACAGAAATGAACAAAAACCCAGAGTTATGGGAAGTAGCCAAAGGCATCGAAGGACTTATCAGCGGAATGGGTATCCACGCAGGTGGAGTAGTGTTTGTGGACGAACCATTCACTACCAATGCTGCCCTAATGCGCACAAAGAATGGCGAAATTATTACAGCTTTTGAGTTACATGATGCGGAAGAGTTATCATTAATTAAGTATGACGTTCTATCCATTGAAGCATTAGACAAAATTCATAACTGTATTACATTATTGTGTGATTACGGCTATGCAGAACCAAAAGAAACTCTGCGCGAAACCTACGAATCCATTGTAGGTGTATATAATCTTGAACGTACCAACCCTAAAATGTGGGAAATGATATGGAATCATGAGGTTAATGCACTATTCCAAATGGAAAAGCAGAGCGGACAGCAAGGTATCGCCCTTATCAAACCTAAAAGTGTTGATGAACTTGCAACCCTTAACTCTGCAATTCGTCTTATGGCACAAGAGCGCGGAGCCGAAAGACCACTCGAAAAATGGGCGCGCTTTAGACAGAACATAAGCGGTTGGATTGATGAAATGAGATATGCGGGCTTAACAGAAAGCGAAATTAATTTCTTCAAAAATAGTCCATGTTTTGTAGATGGAATGTGTTTTACACAAGAAGATATGATGGAATTATTGATGGCGCCTGAGTTGGGTGGTAACTCACTAGGGTTCGCAGATAAGGCGCGTAAGGTTGTAGCCAAAAAGAAAATGGAAGAGATTGACTCTCTCCACGCAGAATACATTGAGAATGGACTGCGCGCTGGTGTAAGGAAAGAGTTATTGGTGTATGCATGGAGAGCAGGAGTTGTGCCACAACTCGGCTACAGTTTCAACAAATCTCATACACTTGCATATAGTATTATTGGCTTACAAGAAATGAACCTAGCATTTAGATTTCCTGTTATATTGTGGAACACCGCATGTCTAATTGCAGATAGTGGCATGAGCGCGGATTCAAAAGACTATCTCAATGACGAAGACGTGAAAGCAAGTGTAGACTATGGTAAAATTGCAACAGCGATTGGTAAGTTTATGCACAGCGGTATCCATATTCAGCCACCACACATTAACAAGTCTAGTTATACGTTCTCACCGGACATTGAGTCTAATTCCATTTTATATGGCATGAGTGGTATGAACAAGATTGGACTATCGGTAGTAAAGGACATTATTAATAATAGACCTTACAAGAGTTTGGAAGATTTTTGCAATAAAGTAAAAATCAATAAAACACAGGTTTTTAACTTAATAAAGTCAGGTGCTTTTGATGAGTTGGAAGGCATAGAGCGATATAAAATTGCGGAAAAATTCGCATTCCAAGTTTCAGATACAAAAACTAAACTTAACATGCAAAACGCGCGCAAGTTAAGTGAAAAGGGGCTGTTAAATAATTTTCCTTTTGAGTGCGCAGTAATTGACTTTAATACATACCTGTCTAAAAAGCAATTTAAATGCAAAGAATATGAAGGTTACTATTTAGATAACGATGCTTATGGTTTTTGGGAACGTAACTTCTCACTTGACGAACTTACCCCAAATCCAAGTGCGCCAAGTGGCTTCGCGCTCAAGAAAACAGCGTGGAAGAAAAACAAAGACCGTGCGTTAGCACCAGTGAAAAAATATATCCAAGACCATCAAGAAGAACTTTTACTACAATTCAACGAGGAAGAAATTCAAAAAATTGTAGAAAAGTATTGTGAAGGCTCGTACTCCAAGTGGGAAATGGATAGTATCTCATGTTACATACACGAGCATGAGTTGGCGCACGTGAATTTAGATAGAAACGAGTTCGTCGACTTCTTCGACCTAAGCGAAGAGCCTGACGTTGAATACACATTCACCCCAAAGAATAGTCAGCGCGAGATACCAATATATCGTATCCACAGAATTTGTGGTACAGTATTGGATAGAGACAAAGCTAAAAAACTTGTTACGTTGCTCACTCCAACTGGTGTAGTGACCGTACAAATATATGGTGACGCATTTACTCACTATGATAGACAATTATCTGAAGTAGGCGCAGATGGTAAAAAGCACGTTATAGAGAAATCTATGTTTTCGCGCGGTACAAAAATAGTAGCAACAGGCATTAGACGTGGCGACAACTTCTTGTGCAAAAAGTACAAAAAAACACCATTCCACCTTATTGAAGAAATTATCAATGTTAGTGAAAAAGGTGTAGTGACTACAAGAGCGCGCGAGTTAGATACCGAAAATTCATAGAAAGCCTACCGAAAAACTACTTAATAGGGCAAGGGAAAATTAATCCTTTGCCCATGATTTTTTCGTACGCTTCGTACCACGAAAGGAACACATGATGATAACGTTATATTCAACAGGTTGCCCTAAGTGCAATGTACTGAAGGCAAAACTAGATAGTAAAAACATAAGTTATAACTACATAGAGGGGGATAAAGCGATTGAGTTCGCGCAGGCGCACAACATAATGGAAATGCCGATTGTGACAGACAACGACACCATTCTAAATTTCATGGACGCCAACAACCTTATCAATTCACTTTAAAGGAGATTTTGTATTGAATATTAATGTTCATTTAAACAAAAATTTTATTACGCAGTATAACAAACTGCAAGCCAAATATGGAACTGAAATGGCAAGACTTAATGGTTTTGATGATGACCAATTAAGTTACACAGACTTTATTGATGGTTTTGTGGATAAGGAAAGCGTTGCTGATGCATCTATTGATGGCAACGCCAACGTAGGACACAAAGACATTTTAACCATGACAACTGAAATGCCAAAGGCACACCAAAAACTTTTAGCCTTCAACAAAATTTTCTACGAACTAAATAAAAAGTATGGTTTCAAAACGGCTTGTGAGTGGTTAGAGCAAGAGTGGACGCGCGCTCTGTATATGCACGACGCGCACTCGTCAACATTTGTGTCATATTGCTTCGCTTATGACCTTAAAGACCTAGCAGAGCAAGGACTATTTTTCATTGATGGGTTTAATGGTGAGCCACCACAGCACCTTGAAACATTTGTAGATTTCGTAAAAGAGTTCATTAGTTTTGCTTGTAACAGAACCTCAGGCGCCATTGGACTTCCAAATATCATTCCATACTTCTACTATTTTTGGAAGAAAGATATTCAGAACGGCTACATGGGACTTACCAAGGAGCATGGAGAAACGTTCGCAAAACAGCAAATTCAACGTTTTGTGTACGCACTAAACCAACCATTCCTAAGGGGCGGACAACAAAGCGCATTTACCAACGTATCTGTATTCGATAAGCCATACCTAGAAGCCCTATTCGGTGGTGCAACATACCCCGACGGCACATTCATGGTAGATGACCTTGAGGAAATTCAAGAGTTCCAAAAGATTTTCATGGAAACAGTAAGTGAAATTCGTGCGCACAACATGATGACGTTCCCAGTTCTTACAATGGCACTACTGCGCCAAAACGGCAAATTCATCGACGAGCCATTCGCGCGCTGGTGTAGCAAACACAATAGAAAATGGACTGACAGTAACTTTTTCATTGACGATTCTGTTACAAGTCTATCTAACTGTTGCAGATTAAAATCCCAAATTGACGACTCTTACTTCAACTCAATTGGTGGTACTGCGCTAAAAGTAGGTTCTATGAAAGTAAGTGCAATTAACCTTGCGCGCCTTGCATATGAATCAAAGGACGAGCAAGACTATCTAGTTAGACTTAAAAACTTAGTAGAACTAGATTGTAAGGTGCTTGATGTACAGCGCTCAATTATAATGCGTAATGTGGAAAAGGGACTTATGCCTCAGTTCTCACATGGACTTGTTGACCCTAAGTTCTGCTACTCCACAATTGGCTTTACTGGCGTATATGAAACACTAAAACACTTCGGCTATACAGAACAAGATGAGTTTGAGAATACGCACTACACAGAGGAAGGCAAGGAATTTGCAAAGAAACTGTTCCAAGTTCTACATAACACAAAAGACCAATTTGGACTAGACAAAGACTATAAGTTCAACGTAGAACAAATTCCGGGCGAGAGTGCATGTGCCAAGATGCAACTAGCTGACCAAATTCTATACCCTGAAGATTGTGTTAATGACCTACCGCTATATGGTAACCAATTCTTACCGCTAGGTATTAAGGCAACTCTTCAAGAGCGCATTGAAACAGCAGCACTATTCGATGGGTATTGCAATGGCGGTTCTATTCTCCACGCAAACCTTGAAGCGCCATTCGATTCAGACGACAAGGCATGGGAGATGCTTAACTACATTGCAGACAAGGGCGTTACATACTTTGCATTTACAACTAAAATTCAAGCATGTAAGAATAACCACGCGTTCTTCGGTAAGAAGTGTCCCGTATGTGGTGGCGATGTATACACTGAATATTCTCGTATTGTAGGTTTCTATGTTCCTGTGCGCACATACTCTTCCGAGCGCAAAGCCGAGTGGAGTATGAGAAAATGGGAGAATGTAAATGGTAATTAAGGGTTTAATTTTTGAAGATTTTGTGAATTACAAGAAAACTTGTATGACAATTGAGTTTCCCTATTGTGACTTTAAGTGCGATAGGGAAAATGGAACTCAATTGTGCCATAATTGGGCGCTTACAGATTGCAAGTCTTTAGAAATTGAACCTGCGCGCATTGCGCACTTATATGTTACAAGTGCGCTAACTTCTGCATTATGCATGCAAGGGTTAGAACCTATGGATAGCTTTGACGATGTAATCGAAGTTTGCTCACTCGTGCGCGCAGTCACTGACGACGACATTGTCATTTACACAGGCTATAATCGTGATGAAATTGAAGATAAAATTGAAAAATTGCAAGAGTTTGACAATATAATTGTTAAGTTTGGTAGATTTCGTCCTAATCAAAAACCACATTTTGACGAGGTACTCGGTGTAAATTTAGCATCAGATAATCAATATGCAGAAAAAATAAGTTAAAAATTTTAGGCTAGGGATAAAATCTCTAGTCTATTAATTTGAAAAAATTTTTAAAACGTGGTATAATATATTAAGAAGATAAAAGGAGAAAATTTTTGTTATTATTTATTACTGTACAATTTATTAATGTTATTATATCTACAATTAAGTCAATACTAACCGTAAATGGTGGCAAATGGACTGCGGGATTGGTAAATGCAACAACATATACCATGAGCGCCGTCTTGATTAAGTTTATTGCAAATCAGAGTTATGGAGTGGCATTAACCGTAACTTTTATAACTAATATTATAGGTGTGCCATTGGCGAAATGGCTATTAGAACTAAGACAAAAAGAAAAATTATGGGTGTTTATGGCAACCATAAGCGGATTAGACAAATTAAATGAACTAGAAAAAATGTTACAAAGCAGAAACATAAACTACGTACTAATGAAAGCCATGAACCAACGCACGCAAGCCAGTATCTACTCCGGTAGTAGAGGTGAGTCCGCGCTCGTGGAAGAAATATTACACCAATTGTCAATTAATAGTTATCACAAAATAGAAACACTATAAAGGAGAAGCACATGGGACACCTATACCTATTTGTAGGCGATAGTGGTAGTGGAAAAACAACAATAGCCAACGAACTAGAAAAACGTGGGCTATCGGTTGTATCGTCATACACAACACGACCACCACGCCATACAAACGAAAAAGGACACATTTTTATTAGCGAGCAGGAATTAGAAACCCTCAAAGCCAATGAGGAAATTGTAGCTGAAACCACATATAATGGTAACTGGTATGGTGCTACTAAGCGCCAAGTTGACGCAAGCGACGTCTACATCATCAATCGCAACGAAGTTATCAATTTCATGAAAACTTATGAGCGCCCAGTCGTAATAATTGAGTTTCTTGCTGACGAAGAAACATTGAAGTCAAGGTTGACCGCGCGCTCATGTAAGCATTCTTCGGTTGAGCGTATTGCAGTAGATGCAGAAGAGCGACTACATGACGATGCAGACCTATGGAGAATACGTGTCAGTACATCAAACGATACTATCGAAAATACTACTAATTTAGTATTGGATATTATAAATTTTTTCAACCAATGTGAGGTAAAAACCTTTAAGGAGCATTATGATTTATAACGTCTATGACAAACAAGGTAAAATGCACATCAGCACTCGCTACTTAGATGTAGCTTCAGATTTTGCCATTCATCTAGGTAAAAACTTTGAATATATCGAATGTATTGAAGAAAAACCATCACCAAGATTTGGAATACTAAAACGCAAGGAGCGACCAAATGATTAAAACTGAACACATAGACGTATGGGGTTTTGAACATGCCATCAGAGGTATGCGCAAATCGTACAACAGCATGGATAGGTCAGACAGTAAATTCACACACAACGGCACCATCATCGGTGATAACGACCTCGCGCTCATGAAAGGACTCTACAAAGCAGGACAATCTCACAGAAAATGGGCAAGACAGGTTATGGTAAGCATGGACGTAACTGCGCCACTGTATTGGTGGAAACAGTTTGATACATACAAGGTGGGTACTACCGCCAACAGCGAAAGCACAATGCACACTATTATGTCAAAAGAGTTTGATGCAAGTGATTTTAGTTTTGAAGCTACTGAAAAGGTAATGACTTCAGAGTTTTTGGAACATATGATATTGGTGCTAAACGAACTTCGTGATTGTTATGTGAATTTCGACGACTATGTTGAGCGCGGAGTTATAATGGAAGATACAGAAAAAGGTTCAATTTTTAAAACATTAATTGAATTATTGCCAAGTGGTTTTCTACAAACTCGCACAATTACACTTTCATATGAAAACATTTTTGCTATAATTGAGCAAAGGTCACATCACAAATTGTCTGAATGGCAAGACTTTATTAGTGACTTAAAGTGTCTACCATACATAAAAACACTAACAGAAAAAGGAGAAAATAATGGACAATTACGATAGCCATGCAATTGGTGTTAGTTTTATAACACTACTAACTGTTGTGCTTATAGCATTAAAGTTGCTAGGCAAAATATCTTTAAGTTGGCTATGGGTTTTAATGCCACTCCTTATTTCTAGTGTGGCTACCATATTAGCATCTATTTTTCTAATAATTGGATATAAAAGGAATTGGTTTTAATGTGTTATACTCGTTTTGTGCGCTATTTAATTCATAGCTATTTGCTTTGGGAATACGAAGGGCGCACCATGTGTAAAAAAGAAATACGCGAACAATTGTTCGACCCTCAAGTGCGCGCAGAGATACTGAAGTTGCGCAGCAACAAAAACTCAAGATTTCGTGTGAAACACTATTGTGATGTTGATAACTATGTGCATACAGCTGAAGTACAACATTTAGCACTCACATCAATTGATGAAATATGTTGTGAGCGCGCGTATGAAAATGCGGTAAATCAGTTTTTAAATCAGTATTTGAGAGTGATTAAGTTTTAAATGAATATTGGACTATATGATGCAGATATGCAAACCTATATCCATGTGCCGTTTAACCTAGAACTTATGAAAATTAGTAGTTATTACAAAAGGCACAATCACCTAGTCACTTTTATGCATAATTTGAGAACTGACTTATATGGTAGTGTGTTTTATTTTAAGGACTACTTTGATGGTATCTATCCCGCAGAAGTGACGGATAGTAATGTAGTGCCAGTTGGACTTTCGTTTACAAGTAACAAATACCAACCTCAACTGACGGATATAGAACTGTCTACGCCTGACGTATTCATATATGAGGGTCTGCGCGGTAAGTTCTCAACCGACCCATTTTACGCAAGCAAGTTCACAACACTCACCAATGCCGTTCACGCGCGATTAAGCCTTGATGGTAAAACTATTTGGAAGGATTGGACTAAGCCATTCTTCAGCGCAAACAATCAATACCTTTCCCTTTTCATACACGACTTTGACGTAGGCTCACTTGAGCGCGCGCCCGAAACGATTGCCATGGGATTAGACTACTTGCGAGATACTTATCCTAACCAACGCATACATAGAGTAGGAACAAAATTTCCAATATGTGTGAATAATGATGAGCAATTTTTGAAGTGGATTGCATTTGACACCTTAAACGAGTTCTTTCCATTGGAGTATAGGGGCGTTATGCAAGACAGCACATTCCATCAGTTTGTACAAGCCAAGGCGCGCACCAACACATCAGCGCAATTTGTGTACTATATAGACTATTATATGACCGATTTTCAAAAGTTTCTAAAGGAAGATTTACCAAAGGTGTATGTGCAATTATTGCATATGCACTTTCATGGTAAGAAAATACAAATAAAGTATATGCCAAATAAGTATGTGGATAAACGATGGTGCAGGTTGTTTGAGTTGTGGAATTGTTTTAGCGGCAGCTTCCCCAATCGCAACTTCGCGCGTGGAGAAATTGAAACTGAAAGATACTACCACAACCTATATGCTTATGTTAAAATACTTAACCACGAAATTAAAAAGAGAACAATTTTATATCCCCACTTACCACGCTTTACTTTGCGCGAAAACATAGATTTATTTGATATGGTAAAGCAAGAAAATTATGAACTATTCAAGCTGTTCTATAATGCCAGCTATGCCATATACGAGAAAGGAGAGTTGTTTCCATGTCAAGGATTGTACCAGAAGAAATAAAAAGACAAATCGATAATAATAATGCCCTTATCAAACAATTGCGCGACAAGGGTCAGTTTGTTTTAAACAAAACCATTTTAAAGCTAATTGAAGAGAACAAAGAATTACAACAAACTTGTCCGCATGAGTATAAAGACGGATATTGTATCTATTGTTATAAGTATAAAGGAGACGAAAATGACGCTTAAAACAGTTACAGAGTACAGAGTTAATAGTGAACAAGAAGCAAAGGAACTTATCGAAAACGCAAAGAAAGGCGAAATGGAAGGATACAAAGTTATCAAATCTAGCCAAACTTACAAAGTAAAGAAAAGCAAGGGCGAAATTATTGATGAGTGTTATGTTGTTTCAATTACAAAAGAATACAGAAAGGTTTGGGATATATAATGGATATGAACGATTTTAGTAATCTTTTAAAAAACGATGCCATTGATGAGGACGATTTTTTAACGCAGTTGAGCGCGATTTTAATGTTGCCGAGAGAACACTTCGACCAAGTAAGTGCGCTTTTTCTAAGTTCACTTCGCGAGCAAATGGCAGACGCAGATGTTCAGTTAGGTATTATTGCGGGATTGAGACAGAATAATCTATCGTTAGACGATATACGCACTTCAATCCAAAACCTACAGGAAACAGATGACGAAAGCCTAGAGGACTACCAAAAAGACTTCCTCGTACAAGCCCTAACCATCATTCTCAATAGTGGCGAGGACTTTAAAGATACAACTGCGCGCGTAGTATCGGTGCCTATTGAAATCATGGAACATGGTATGCAACCTAGATATGCTCATGCTACCGATGCAGGAATGGACATTTATGCGCCTGAAGAGATAGAGATAGCACCAGGTGAGCAGGTCATCATTAAAGCCGGTTTTAAGGTGGCGATACCACAAGGCTATGCACTACTCGTACAACCAAGAAGTGGCTTGAGCGCGAAAACCAAACTTCGCATCTGTAATACACCAGGACTTATTGATAGTGGGTACAGGGACGAAGTGGGCGTCATTATCGAAAACATCGAACCTAAAATCAAGGACATAGACATCGAACAAACAATGGATAAAGACGGCAAAGTAATTGTAACTACAAAATCTGTTGAGTTCGGTTCAAGCTATACAATTCATAAGGGCGACCGCATTGCGCAACTCCGTCTAGTAGAAGCACCCCAAATAAACTTTGTGCCAGTTGACACTATTTTGGACTTTGAAAGCGACAGAGACGGTGGTTTCGGTAGCACGGGTAAGTAATGAAAATTAAGTATGAAGATATAGTAAGTGAGGCGCGCGCTCATGGATGGGAACTTGTAAGCGATGAGTACAAAAACCTCAAAATAGAAATGAAATGGAAGTGCGATGAGGGGCATGAGATATATGCCCCATATTCTCACGTTAGAAACAAATGGGAATGTCCCGTATGCAAGAATAACACGTTCAAAAACGTAGAAAAAACAGTTATTGCAAAACCCAAAGGGACAAAACGCATACTCGCGCTCGACCAGGCAACTCACTCAACCGGATACGCTATCTTTGACGATGGCTTACTCGTGCGCGCGGACGTATATCAGTCCAAGGGCGATACAGAAGTGGCGCGCATTAGTGATATGCGTACCTGGCTTATATGTATGGTAGAAGCATGGAATATAGATGGAGTTGGGTTGGAAGATATACAACTACAAAATGGCGCGCACAGAATGGGAGTTACAACTTATAAGGTCTTGGCGCACTTGCAAGGCGTACTAATTGAGTGTCTATATTCAATCAATATGCCGTATGTGGTGTTGCCTTCGGCTACATGGCGCGCACATTGTAACATAAAGGGGCGCACAAGAGTTGATAAAAAGCGTTCTGCACAGCTTTTAGTAAAGCAATGGTACGATATAACGGTTTCAGATGATGTAAGCGATGCAATATGTTTAGGTAAGTGTGCGGTCGAGTCAGCGCATTTCCACACTTTGCGCAAGCCAACATATGAGGTAACAGAATGGTAAAAGACATAACAGTACAAAATTTATTAGAGTTTCAGTCAGGATATGTGAGAATTGTAGAAAGTGCTATTCCTATCAAGGCTGCCTACAAACTCAACAAGATATACGAGCAAATGCAAAAGGAACAACCTTTTATTCGTAATGCCTTTTCAAAAATTATAGATAAGTATAGTGAAAAAGATGAGAACGGCAACCCCATTATTAACCATACCGACAACGATAGTGAAATCGCAATTAAAAAGGAATACGAAGATAAGTGCGCGCAGGAGATACAAGAACTGTACGACCTTAAAATCAAAATTGACAATTTCGACCTATCAATTGATGACTTCGGTGACTCCAAAATCACAATCAACATTCTCAAAAAACTAGAATTACTAATGTAAAAAGGACGGCTTAAATTAATAAGTCGTCCTTTTTATTTTACAGTTTTATTGCATTGCGTTGAGTAGCACTTTGGATAATGTTCTTTTTAACTCTTTCTGCTAGTTTGTCTACATCATAGTCATTATTAATTTCATCCACCTTGATATTTACTTCAAAGTTATTAATACCGCTAGTTGTACCGCCCACAGACTTTTTAGTCATAACATTAGCAAGCACATCTCTAAGCTGAATAAAGTTTTTGGTATCGGTAGGGTTCAGTACCATCTCAGGAGCGCCTGGCTTACCGTCGAGCCATGCGGGACCGTTGTATGGCGCAAGCCCACCGCTCGCAAACCTCATGTAGTTCTCTGGAGTGTGACGTTTGATGCGCGCGCTCGAGTCAATGTTCTGATGTTCAGACAATTGAACTTCTGCACGGATAACTGTCTCTTTGCGGTCTTTATCTAGTTTAAGTCTATCGTAATAGTTTTTCTTAAACCACTCTTGTTGATAACGGATATAATCCATCATTTCAGAGTTTTCTTTACCGACTCCATTATTGTCAAAGCCTGCTAGTACAATGCGCTCAATCTCTTTCCATATCAATCCACTTTCTTCCATAAAGGTTAGTTGCATTTTGAGTATGTCAAGTTGGTTTTTGCGCTGTTCTTCGGCAATTTTAGACGACTTTTCTATTTCGTCTAGCTTTTGATTTGTTAGAGAATCTTGATAGTTTTCTTCGCCCTCTTCAAGTTGTTTTTGAAGATTTGCCAACTCTACTGCGTGTGTATTGCCTGTGTCTTGTGACAAGTATGCGATACGAGCGCGCAGGTCATTCAGACTTTTCTCTGCTTTTGCATTGTCCTTGCTTTGCTTGGACTTAGAGATAGACTCTTTTGCAGAATTGAGCATTTCACTAGATAGACGGTTTAGCCCCTCGTATATGTCTGATAGATTGTCTATCATGTTCTTTTGACGAGTGAGGTAGCCGTTTTGTACCATGTTGTACAAGTTACCACTAGCTTCGATGAGTTGATACTGAAGCTCCTTGATTGCTGCGGTATCGTCCTCAATACCTTGCGCAGCGTCGGTTAGTTCTTTGCCCCAACTTTCAAATTCACCCATAGCATCTTTAATAACACTACCTACTTCGTTTTTAGTAATGCCACTAATTTTGCCCCAGTCAATTTGAGTTAAGCCAGTTTTAGTATCTAGTGTGACGTAGTCGGTTATGCTACCGCTACCACCTGCTTCTTTGAGGTCGTTGTTGAAACGGTTTTGAAGGTGCTTGTAGTAATCGTCGCCTGCGCGCACGAGTGCTTCACGCTGTGCCTTCTTGTTGTTTAGGGCGGAAATTTGCTTGTCGTACAACCCTTTCATTGTAGCGGTGTTGCCTAGCGAAAGGTCGCCAGACTTAGCAATGCGGTCGTACTTAGCCGCGCTCATGGCTTGTTCAGCTTCGTAGCGTTCTATGTTGCGGAGTATGTTGTAGTATTTGTGGACGTCGTTTTTCCACTTGTCTTTGTCGTCGGAGCCACCTTTTCCTCCGCCGCCACCTCCGCGACCTCCGCCGCCACCTCCGCCTCCGCCACCACCGGCACCGCCACCGCCACCTAGTCCACCTAGGTCGCCTAGTGTGTCAGATAGGTCTTCGGAAACGTCGTAAGGGTTTTGGATAACGCGTTGAAGTGCTTTTACACCTTGTTTTATAGCTTTTGTAGCCGCCTTGGCAATCACGTTGCCTGTAATTTTAGCCGTTGCTTTTGCCACAGGTGAAGGTCGAGCAGGCGCTGATGCCTTTCTTGCCACACCAGTTATTGAACTGATGTTGGCGCTCTTACCTCTTGCTGTCACACGAGCGGCAGTTTTATTCTGCATTGAGCGCTTATAGCTTGCCTGTGCGGCACGTCTACGCTCTGCTTGTTTGCGGGCTGCTTCGGCTTTGGCACGTGCTTTCTGTGCGGCTACTCGTTCCGCTGCGGCTTGCTGTTCGTAAATACGATATTTGGCGTTGTAGGCTGCACGCTCATTTTGGTATTTGAGCCATGCCTTAGCCTTTTTGATAGGGTGCTTCCACCCATTAATTTTGTCATATTCCTTTTTGGCTTTCTCCATAGCCTTCTTGGATGGTGGTGAAGCATAGGAGTTGCCAAGCTTAGGAAGTTTGCCTTTAGCATATGAGTGTCCGCCTTTTAGCAGATTAGGATGTTTCTTGGCAATTTGCTTAGACATCTTGTGTGGATACACAACGGCATCACGTGGTAGGTCTTGTAACTCGGGACCATTTTTGCCCGTGATAAAGTATTTACCTTGAGATGGTAGCCACACTATCTCTGGACCTAGTTCGCCAGTGAGAGCGGTTTCGGAGCCACCTCTACCTCTACCGAAGGCATATGACTTACCCTTGTAATTAATTCCACGTGCGCCGGACTTGCCACCCTTGCCACCACCACCTGCTCTAGCAGTGAAAATGCTTAGGCGCGCAACCCAATTGCCAGCAATGGACTTAAGTTTACTCCAAATTGCGCCTAATGTACCTAACGCACCTTGCGCGCGCACATATACTCCGGGCATCGCTCTTAAACGAGCCAATATACCTAACTTATTGGTTACGCTATTGATGGAGCCGTTCGCCTTAGAAGTATCAACACTTACTACGCCTTGTGCGGTGAATTTGCGACGAGTTTTAGCGTCCATGCCGTCAATAAGTTTAACAAAACGTTCGGCTTGCTTGTCGTCTTGTAAGTGGAAGGCAGCCTTAACTGCTTTTACTTTTTCTTCCTTGTCGCCCATGGAATCCCATTGGTGTACAAGTTTTTCAAATCCACTTGGGTCACCAGTTATAGCGGTTAAAATGTTAAGTTGCTTTTCAGCAGGTAGACTGTTTAGGTCATCAATTAGGGCTTTTAATTGAGCGTCTGATATGTTGCCATTTACAGTTAGATTAGCTGCGCCTTTGTATGCGGTATTGGATAATCCACTGTTTTGTAGCATTTGTAAGTTATTAAGTAGCGATTGTTGGTTTTGCAGTTGCGCTTGACTACGGTTAAGTGAGTCATAAATTTTTTGCGCATAGCCTTGTTGCTCTGCGGTTAAACTCTTGTCGTTGCGCGCTGCGTTCCATTTAGCAAGTTCTTGTTTGTTACTGTCGAGCGCGGCTTGGTTGTTGGATAGCGCGCTCGCAATTGAAGTGTTAGGGTCAACAAGCTGTTTGTTAGATAGGAGAGCCTTACTTGTTGCTTCTTCCACTCCTCGAATTGCGCTTGCTGTTGTGTCTTTGTCTAGGTTTTGTGCTGATAAGTGACCTAGAACGGCATCTAATTGACCTACGATTGTGGAAGTGTTCTTTGCAACAACACCCTCACCTGATGTTTCGTCAATTTTACCCTTGGCTTCTGTTTGCTTAACAATGTCCTCTAGGCTCTTGCCGTTAGTCCATAATAGAGATTTGTTTAGTTTTCCAAACTTCTCTGAAATTTCATCAGAAGAGTATCCCATTTTAGACCATTGTTGCGCAAGAACTTCAGCATTGAGTTTGTTTTTGCGTGTTAAACCGCCAACGTCTTTAGCAAATTGTTGGATGTCGGTTTCGCTTGCTTTGCTTAGGTTGAAGGCGCGCAAGCCTTTGCCCTCAAGGTCTTTGAGGAAGGTTGAGTAGCCTTCTAGCGAGCCTTTGGCATTACGGTATTGTTCCTTAACTTCTTGGTCGTTATAGTAGCGCTGTCCGTTTTTACCCTTGATGGTAGTTGATGCCATTTTGATGGCTTCGGCAGCTTCGTTTACGTTATAACTGAAGTATCCGTATTGCTTTGCATTGTCGCGCATAGCAGCCAGCGCTTGCTTTTCGATACCAGTTGACTCAGATAGCTTGTCAAAGTTATCTTCTCTGATACCCTTGATACCCTTACTTGCTAGTGATTTAAGTGTTGGGTCTTTTGATAACTCACCTACACGACGAATGAACTTGTCAAAGCTATCCGCAGACTGTTGACCGGGTTGTAGTAAGCCGGACAGCTTCTGTGTCTGCGCGCGCACCTGTGCGATACCGTGAGTTTCTAGATAGTTTTGAGTGAATAGTTCCTTTGCACCACTCCAAAACGTTCTCGAACCACTACCACCTGCATTCTCCTTTTTAAGCATTTCATCTGTAATGCTTTTTAGGGAATTTACACCAGAGTAGAAATCACCTGCTTTAATTTCGTCCTTAAAGCGGTCATATGCGCCACGAGCCTTTGCTTCCCAATCGGCAAACGGATTCAGTGCGTGCTCAAGGGAAACTGCATTAGCCTTTAAATGCTCAATACTATCAATTTGTGATTGGATAAAACCTTTTTCAGTTTTGGTTTTGGCTTCTTTTTTAAGTTCTTTTAGTGTAGAAACTGACTCAGCTAAACGACCTTGATATTTTTTAAGGTTGTCAGAAGTTTTGTCTGTTGTGGTATTCCAATCCTTTTGCGCTTTATTGACGTCGCGCATAGCACCTGCAAACTCAACATTATCGCTTAATGTTTGCGCGATAGCAAGGTCTTTAGATAGATATTGCGCAAGGTTCTTTTGTGTTAGGTCTTTGCGCTTTGCGGTTTTGGAGTATACTGCCTTTAGCAAACTCTCATTCTTAATTGAACCCACCGCATCTTTTAAGTGATAGCTTGCATATCCCGCTACAAACTGCTCACGTTCTGCCATAACAGTTTTTTCAACTGCTAATTGGTTTTTAAGTTGGTTCGCAAGTAGCTTACCACTAGATGATAGGTTCTTTGATGCGCTAGGGTTTGTAGTGAAAATGTTGGCTAGCTTTTCAGATGAAGTTCTATTTGTTACTCCTAGCTGACGCAATCTTCTTTGGTCTGCTTTAGAGAAGTTATCTAGTTCCCCAAACTTGCCTGACTGTTCACGTAAGCCCTGGTTTGCGCGCCAAAAGTTAGATTTTGATAGTCCACCTTCGTCTAGGCGCTGTTGGAAGCCTTGTAGTATTTTTTTGGTATTTTTGTCGTTGTAAAATTTCGCTTTGGTTGTATCAATTTCAGAGTCAAGATAACCTAAAGTTTTAGAAATGGCATTGCGTGTATCAAGTATGGCATTACCGTTTTTGTCGTATCCGCGCACGAGCGAAGGGTTCACCTTTGCAATCTCTTTAGCGCGCTTTAAATACTTCTCATACTCTTCGTTTGAAAGTGATAGGTTTTTACCATTAAGTGAGATGCCAGTTGAAAGTTGCGCAAACTCATCACGCATACTTTTTATTCTAGTCTTTTGCGCACTTAATGAGGATAGTTCTTTGTTGTATTTGCGTAGTATTTGTTGACCTTCTTCAATATCAGAATGGTCTTGTCCGAAATACTTACCTACTTCGTTGAGCGCGAGTCCGAGTGCAACTGCGATAGATGCTTGACCACCAGTAGAACCTAGGAATTTACCTATACCTTTACCGATGTTTTTGCCTTTCATAAGCTGTTTAAGGTCTAGTACAGAACTGCCCATATAGGCAAGGTTACCTACACCAACGCCCATCTGACCAACTACACTACCTGTTTTGTGGAAACCAATAGCGTCTAAAGTTGACCCCGCGCTCATGCCTATAGCACCGATTCTATCGGCAACATTTGTGGCATGGTACATCTTTTTCATAGAGGCAGATATTTTCTCTACTGACTCTGGCGACACTGTAGTTTTACCAATGTCACGAGCAATATCGTCTATATGTTTAGATAGGCTCTTTTTAGCCGCGTCGCTGATATTAGCGTTTTCAATTGTTTGTTGTACGGCTGAATCTATGGTAGACCCATGAGCGCGCATGGTGCGCACGAACCCTTCCGCAAACTCTTCTGCTTTTTGAGTGCCGATACCACGCACGCTACCAAACACCTTAGTCAGCGATTGTTGTAACTCTGGCGCAGTTGCTTCGTGTGAAAACATAAGTTGGCGTGCATAGCGCGCAGACAACCCAGTTTTACGGTTTGCGTTGCCAAAAAGGTTTTGAAGTGTTAGTTCATTACCGTTTTTTGCATAGCGCGATAGGTTTTTGCCCCATCTTCTAGCTTGTAAGAAACCAACCTTTTTATCGTTAATATCATTGATAAACGAGTCTGCAAAGTCAAACTCGCTATACTTATTGAATTGTGTTCTGCGGTTTTGGAATAGGAAGTCCTCTTTTGAAGTTTTGCTACGCATTGGGAACCAACGTGTAACCATATCACTTGTGCGGTCAATTCCCATGGCTTTGGCATAGCGCTCACCTGCAAAATCAGATAGTAGTCTTATGCCGCCTTCCATTCCTTTTTGTGCGCCCTTAAATAGTAGTAACCCTGAAGTAAGTTGGCTCAAGAACTTGAGCGGACCACCTACTACCGGTATCGCACCGAAGGCGCCGGAAATCTTGTTCACTACGTCAAGTAGAGTTGTTAATGCCGTAATACCACCCTTAATAACTGCATGGTTAGCAATTCCCATAAGGAACTGGTTCCAAGCATTAGTTAAGCGGTTTAGCGCAGTAGCAACGGTTTCTTGTGTTTTTGCATACTGTTCAGCGCTCGCGCCGTTGGAATTATATGCAGCGTCAGTAAGTTCTACCAAGCGCGCATTGTTGCTTATCATCGCAATGAAACGAGATTGCTGACGTGAACCGGCTACTGTAGTAGCAATGTAACGTTGTTGCGCTTGGGATAGGGTGTTCCATTTTTTGGAAACCTCACCAATAATGTCGCCTGTATTTTTGAAGTTGCCCTTTTGGTCTATCATGTTAATGCCGATAGTTTTAAGGGCTGTATCTACTTTATTGTAGTCTAGGCGCTCTCCACCAACAGAAGAAATTGAGTTAGGATTTTTCTTTAGTTCTTGGAAACGAGCAATGATAGTTTTAAGAGCGGTACCAATATTTTCTGGTGACTCTCTTGTGGTTTCGATACCTTGTGCAAGCAATGCTGTTGTGGTTTCTAAGTCCATACCTGCTGACTTCGCGATTGAAGCCGTTTTGCTCATGGCGGTACCAAGTTCTTTAGTATCCGATGCACTGATAGCGGCTAGCTTGGAGTAAACGTCGTTTACACGTTGTGCGTTAGTTGCATTAACTTCCATGTTGAAACCACGGAGCGCGGCAGTCATCATGTCAGTGGCTTCTGCACCACTAATGTTGGCAATTCTACCCATTTTAAGTGTTTCTTGAGTAGCCGCCATAGCCCTATCAGTATCTAAACCCTGTTGGTAGTACAGTGTTGACGCTTTGTATACGTCTTGGATAGTAACACCTAACTTGTTCGCCATTTTAGTATAGCGAGGTAAGCTATCCCACATGTCGCCCATGTTGAAGTTGGTTACTACGGCTGTATCTGCCATCGCAGCATCTAGGTCTTTGATAGTGCCAAACGCGCCCCTAATGACACGCTTGAACATATAAATGCTGTTTTGTATGCCGAAGAAGTTTTCCATACTTAGGCGTAGGCTTTCTACTTGCTTCTGCGCGCGCTCCATACCCTTAACGTTGTATGCTGCGCTATTAAAGTCAGCAGAAAGTGTGGCAACGGTATTCTTTGCTCCTGCAAGGTTTTTGCTCATAGAAGCAAGTTCTTTATTTACATCACCTTTGGCTGTGCGCTTTAGTTGTCTAATAACATTTCCAATTCTAGTTAAAGAGTCTTCTGCGCCATTAAGGTTTTGTAATTTAAAACCACCAAAACTATTGATAGACTTCATGAGATTAGTAATTTCGCTGTTGTCTACCGAGCCTGTTTTGTGTAGTGTAGTTTGTAGTTTCTTTAGTCGCGCTTCAAAATCTCCAATTGCTTGTTGCGTTTGTGCTGGCGCGAATTGGAATTTATCAGGGTTCGACTTAATTGAGTTGTATGTATTCGTAAGCGACTTGAGCGCGCGCTCCATTTCACGCGTTTTGGTCACTCCATCAGAAATAGAACGAGAGTCAAATTTCTTGCCGTTCATGGCTTGGAGTTCTTGTAGTGACTCTTTTAATTTTTCGATTTCCGATTGAGCCTTACCCATGGTTGATGAGCGCAGACTCATGTTGTTTAATCCGCCACCTATTTTACCTATGGCAGAAATGGCGGCACTTGTATCGGCATTAATTTTAAGTGTAACCGCAACTGTTTTTGGCATTAGCCTCTCCTTTTATCCAAAATAAAAACACCGACTATTAAAATCGGTGTCAATTTAAATGTCACTATCTATATCACAGTCTAAAGTCACAAATTCAATTGGACTAGAGTTGCTATCGTTTGGTGCTAAACATACAGCATCAAATTTTCCCGATACAGGTGAGTTATTTGTTCCCATAGTGACAGATAGATTAGATACCAATTTTAACTTAGGTATATAAAAAATACCAGTTCTAATCAATCCAGTTTGGTCGTCTTTAATTCGTGTGCGCCCTTCGGCTTTGAAGTAACCGTCAAAAAGGTGCTTACCAATCAAAACGCTTTCCGCTAAACCTTTTTGTACATAGGTATAATCGACTATGTACTTTTTGTATGGAGATAGGCTTGTGACTGTGGCTGCGCGCACTTGAGGGTTCGTAACTTTGGCATAAGTTTTGTAGTCATATACGAAAACTTTTCCAAAAGGCTCGTGCGCGAGAGCAATAACACCACTATCGTCAGCTAGTAAAGTTTCACGTTTACTTACTTCAGCGCCCTCGATATATTCTATCATTTGCGCATTGTTCATAAGCGCGAATTGCTCTGTGGAAAAAACACCTTGGTTAAATGCAAGTTGAACCTCTTTTGTCTTTTCCCATGTAATAAGGTCACGATTGCCTTTGCCACCTTTTGCAGTTGACGAAATGGTTTTATCCTTTAGTCCTGCCACTTGTATGCGGTCGAACTGTGTTACTATTTCACCCTCTTCAAAAAGGCGATTTCCTATCTTCATAGGAGAAGTAGCTTTTAGCGTCAAATTGTATAACTCTTTAAAGCTGTATTGTTGTTCCATTATATGCTCCTAAAAAGAAAGCGAGTGGAAACCCACTCGCCATCTGACTATTTCTGTGTCCAAATCTTAGCCGCAGCGCTGTCACTTGCAACTGCATCAGTTACATCATATTTAATTAACTGAATCATACCTTGACCGCCAGCTTCTCCGCTCTTTAGAACCTTAGCCTTCATTTGGAATGTTGATGGGTCGCCATCAGCTTCCATTTGAAGAGAAGCATCTTCAGAAACGATTTTTGCTTTAGGAATAACAAGTTGGAAGAAACTATCCTTACCTGTTTTCTGGTCGCGTGTGTATGTGTCGCCAGTCATGTAGTATGTGCCTGGGAACTGCGATGCTGTGATATCCATGATAAGGGCGCTTACACCTACTTCAAATGTAGCGAAGTATGTTTCGCCTGTTTCGATGTTTGTAGCTGAAAGTGGTGTAGTAATTTTCTTACCTGAAGCGTCAAATACCTCAACAGTAGTAGGAAGATTGAATTTTACACCGTTAGAGCCTTCCCATACCTTAGGTAGACCGAATGTTGTTGTGTTTGCCTTGTCACCAACGAAAGTAACTGTTTTCTTAATCTTGCCAGCTTGAATTTCTGCAAGAGAAGCTCCTAGCATGATTGAAAGCGACTTAGGTGAGAATAGAGCATCTTCTAGTGTAAGTGTGATTTCCTTGTTGCTATCCCAAGAAATAAGAGTAGCGTTACCCTTACCACCTGTAGCTTCTTTAGACTCTGAGTTGAACTCAGCAGTAGAAACCTTCAGTGTGTCTAGGTATAGTACAGGCTTACCAGGCTTACCGTTAGCATCAATTTCATACATAACGAAATCTGCAACTTCTTTAATACCATATTTTTCTAGTATATTGCTAGCCATTGATTTCTCCTTTATTAATTTTCTAACCAATTTTTAGGTTTTATATCTTTAGTGTCTACAAATGGAGTAGTTAGTAAACGCATATCATTTTCGTAGGACTGTTTTGCTTGATAGCGATTAAAAATATCCATTAATGCAGGGTAAGATATTTGTCCGATATTAAGTGGATTTAAGCCAGTATTCATCAAACAAACAGAAGAAATGACGCTGGCTAATCCGATTGAGTTTTTTTGCTCTTTGGCTTTGATAGTATCTCTGTAGCGAGCCTTACCTTGCATGCGACGTGCGCGCACATGCATTTGATATTGGAATGGTGGAATTTCTTCCATGCCACATGCGGCGCGTATTGCATTTTGGAATTTTGGATATTGTGACTCCTTGAGCGACCGCGCGCTCTTGAGATATGCTTGTACTTCTTCGTCGGAGTCGAACTCTTTTTGTAGGTCTATGTTAATTAGAATTGAATTGTTGGCAAAGTCAAATTCTACAGGTTCGTGAATAAAGAACTCTATTGCTGACTTACACTGCTTATACGTATCCTCACTTGAGCGCGCGGCTTCAAATAGTAGCATGAAGGGGGTAGGTACATTTTCGGGGAGTTCTTCTTCCCAATTGTCTGTAAGGGAAAGGTCAATATCTTCCTGTTGCACGGTTAGAATCTGTTGTGCTATTGAGTAATCGTTCGATGCTACAACTTCGCGCACGAGTGGGGCGTATATTTTGCATGTGTCACCAAAAGCAATTGGTTCATTTATCAAAAAAAATTCTTTCATTAGTTATACTCAGTTATGTTGATTATCATGTAGTAACATGACATTTCTTCGGATATGAAGTTCAAGTGGAATGTACCGCCATTTACTTGACCCAAACCGCTTATAGTAGTTCCATTTAAACTCTCAAAAATTTCACCTATAATTGCAAGTGGGCGCAAGTTAGAATTTTTGATAAGCCATTGCACTATTGGTACAAAAATTTCAATGCGAATAGATACGTTTGAGAACTCTTTGTTGTCGCTATTAACGATACCATTGATTACTTGTAGGGTTAGTAGTGATTGTGAGGTTTCTGCGTTGGATACAAGCGGTACAGCCTTAATTAGCTTGTCATATACTTCTGTTCGTTTCTGCTCTAGTGTCAAATCGTTGTGCGCGAGAGGGTCAGTATCCGTATAGTACAATAATTTTACAAGGTCATCGTTAGCTAATAGTAGTTTAATAATTTTTTGGAGATGTAGTCCTAGTTCTCCGTAGTTACGTGTTTTTCTCATTCAATACCCCCATCTAGCCAAAAGAAATCGTCCTTATCGTCTTGCGTTGGGTTGGTAGGCTTAGGTGGGTTGGGTGATAGGTCGTATTGGTATACAGGGTCTACAGACACATACTCAACGCCCGGTGTAGATAGTTTGTCGTAACCGGTAACTCTGAACGGCTCAATTTTGCCACCTGCCGTTGTAACCTCAAGATAAAAGTCGCGCTCTATTTCGTCGTGTTCTGGCATTACGAAGAAACTTAGTTTTAAGTTTTCGAGATACAAAGTGTGCGAGCGCGAACGGCTTTTGATTTCGTTTTTGAGCATGTTATCTTCTTGTCCATAAAAGTATGCCCAATCAGTTACAACAGTTTTCTTTGTTTTTGGATTGATAATGGATAGTTGGTGCGTAAGTTTTAAAACTGCATAACGATTATAACCACTTGCTTGCATTTCCTCAAACCAATAGATAAGCCACTTATGTGTTTCACCCTTTACAGTAGTAAGGTCTAAAATCGTACCATTCTTAAACTTAACGTCAACTGGCACTAATAACCATTGTAGGTTTTTTGTTTCATTCTGCTTATTAGGTCGAAGTTCTCCTACATGTTTTGCTTGCTCGTGCGCGAACTCAACTTTATATACTGAACGTTCAAGTTGGCGCATAAAATTTTCTTCGCGTTTACCTTGCATACGAGTTTTGTAGGAGTCGCCATATCTATTAAGTCTTTTTTCATATAGGTCATAATAGTCCATTGTGTTTTCTCCTACTCATTTAAAAGTGACAGACAGTCAAAAATTGTTTTGCGGAAGTATTCATAGCGCAAGTAGCGCAAACTAGAAATTTTGTACCACAAGGTATAATAGTTAATTGATTTTTCATCTTCGGCATAGCCTAAAAGTTCAATTAAAACTCCATCTAAACACTTTTCCCAATCTCCGCGCTTTTCATATTCACATAGAATACCAAAAAGTCGGCTTTTGAGTTTGTTGTTGTAGCCTTGATGTATCGCCTTATTCCCCATAGTTATCACCTGCTAGTACGCGGTAGTTATATGGGTTGTTTTCAATAGAACGATAGTAATTGCTTTCCAACTTGGCTGCGCGCTCGTGTTCGCATTCGAGTAGGTTCTTGAGTTCTTTCACGAGGTTTGCTTGTGAAAAGTCACGTTCAGCATACAATGGCTTTACGTTCTCCCACGACAAAATCGTTCTATCTAACCACAAAACTTTCATAAATGTAGCTATAATTTGTATTTCCGCATTTGTAACCTTATCCTTAAAATTTCCGCCCTCATCTACTTCCAAACTCACGCGCGGAAACTTAAAAAGTGGTAGCGCGCCATCAAAAAGTGCGCGCCAATCACGTTCTCTGTCTGCTTTGTCCCAACCAACCCATTCATCTTCTGTCATTTTTGCCATAAAAGCATTATAAACATCTTGAATAGTTGCCATTTGTTTTCCCCTTATTTAGCTTCGCTATCTGCTTTTAGTTGAATTGCTTTGATTACGTCGATGTCAGTTAGGGCTTTTAGAACCTCAACCTTTTTCATATCAACGAGTGTGTTTTCAATAGCAAACTGTGCTACCATTATTTGTTGCTCTTTGGAAAGCGACTCCATTTTTTCCTTAAAGTCGTCGATTGCCATTTTTGTCATAAAGTTGCGCATTGTTTCGTCGGTAAGTGACTGAACTTCTTCAAGCGCAGGTAATGCTTCCACGAGTTCTTCGTGTGTTTTCTCGTCTACATCCACGAGCGCGAGCATGCCTTGTGAGAACATATAATCCACGCCTGGCTCATACATAGCCTCCTCCAAAATCGTGGAGTCAATTGTCTTTACCGCACCCTTATGCTCCCATGTGCGCGAGAACTTTGCATCTGGAAGGTCAATAAAAACTGTACCATCTACCATACTTTGTACTTTTACTTTACTCATATTTTTCTCCTTTAATCATAAATAAAAGAGGGTAAAAGTTACCTACTTCTACCCCCTTAGTTTACATGTTATCCTTCGTAAGTCTGAGCGATACCAGTGTTCTGATATACACACCAGTTGTAGTGTGATAGGATACCTACACCCAGCTTTCTGTAAGCGTGGATTTCGATAGAGTTATCTCTATTCACGAAGTCGTGTAGCTGAGTCTGTCCCTCAAGCACAACCTTCACAACCTTCTCGTTACCACCTGGTAGTACGTAAGCAAGTTGTGGGTCAATCCATGTCTTTTCATTGTTTTCGTCAACGAATGATTGTGGAATTTCTACTACAGGAGTACCTCTGAATAGGTTGATGCGTCCTGTTTTGTGGATAGCGTCGATGTCATCTGGTGAGTAAACACCGCCGTAGTTTCCACCTGCTCCGATAGGAACGATAGCATCTGCGCCCATTTCAGCAATAAACTCAGGTGGTGCGAAGATTACTGCGCTAGAACCGTAAGCCTTAGCAACGCTTACAAGTTTCTGCATTTTCTTTCCATCGAATGAAGTACCTGTAACTTTGTTAGCTTGTGGTCTACCTGTAGCATTGAAAGCAGCGCGTAGAGCCTTTTGTACTTCTAGGAATACAGCTTCTGTAAGTCCTTCAGTGATAACTTCCATTACATCTGCAAGAGTTTCAGAACCATCACAAAGTCTTTCAAAGTCGATGATAGCTGCGCCACCAACTGCGTGTGATGTGATTGCAAGGTTTTGTTCATCTAGTCTGAAAGTTTCGTATACGCCAGAAATTCCAACTTGTGTGAGGAACTTCTTCGCTCTCATCTTTCCGATTTTTCTCTTGAATACTGCTTTTTCGTTTTGTTTTACAACCTTAACGTCAGCAACCGCATTTAATGCGTTTGTTACCTTTTTAGGTACGATTTCGTCTGCGACCTCTACGATTACCTCGTAAATGTCGTATCTGTTTTTCATGAATTGGTTTACTGAACCAGCAAGCTCTCTGAAACCATCAGCAACTGCCTTGTCTACGCTTTCGGATGTGTAGTTAGCAGGAGCAGTTTTCTGTGCTGCATAAAGAGCGATTTCTTTAAGTTGTGTTAATGTCATTACTTTTCTCTCCTTTATACTAAACTACATTACCATGATTTGGGCTGCGCGCTGTCCATCGGGCATAGTAGTCCATTTCACTACTTTATAGTTGGTTTTAATCATGTTAGTATCACTATCATGTGAAGCCCCTTTGTAAAGAGTGAGAACACCATGTAACATGATACCTACTTTAAGGTCTTTTACGTCCGCTGCAAATAGGTCGCTATCTTGCGCGAAGTCGTCGTCGTAATAAGCTAAAGTGTTAGTTGTAAAAAGGTCACCCTTATCAAGAAGCCCTAGTCTTGGATAAGAACGAGGTTTATTTACAAAGTCTTTTAGTGCAGTTTTAGTAGCACTTTGTGTGTGTTCTGTTGTGTAGCAAAGCCCCCATAAAGAATCTTTATAATCTCTATAAAGAGGTACACAAGTCTTGCTCCATTTATCAATACCCAGGATTGCGCCATTCTCAACATCATTGTCATCTAGTATATAGCACTGAGCCTCAATTCTGCCATCTCTAGGGAAAGCACATCTGTTAAGCTCAACCTGACCATAGCCATCAATCTTAACTCTTTTTAGATTAGCCATTTTATCTCCTTTTTAATATTAATTTAAGTTGCGCAAGTGGTAACTATAGTACCATAATTTGTGCTGCGCGCTGTCCATCAGACAGTACAGTCCACTTAGTTACTTTATAACGAATAGGTATTACATTAGCACTAGCAATTGTCGCAGTATTTTTATAGAAAGTGAAAACACCGTCTGAAACACATAACTGTAAGTTCTGTACGTTCTCTGCAAATAAATTTTCATCTGATGTAAATTCATTATCAAAGTAAGCTATAGTGTTAGTTGTAAAAAGGTCGCCCGCTTCAATGCGCCCTATTCTTGGATAAGAGCCTTCTTCGTTTACAAAATCTTTTAGACCTGTCTGCGTAGCGTCCTGTGTATGTTCTGCTGAATAGCAAAGTCCTGCGAATATTGGAGTAAGACCTTTTTTTAATGGTGCACAAGTGCCTTCTTGTTTGTTCATGTTTAAGACCATACCATTTTCAGCTTTACCGCCTACTAACTTGCACTGAGCCTCAATTCTACCATCTCTAGGGAAAGCGCATCTATTGAGTTCAACTTGACCGTAGCCATCAGTCTCAACTCTTTTTATAGCCATTATTATCTCCTTTTAGTATCTATCAAGTATATCTTCGATACCACTTTCAGTTTTTCTAGGAACTACAGGGAATTTGGTATCGTCAACGTCCTCTTTTGAAAAAATAGAGTTGTCGTTTTGAATAAGCGCAAATGCAAGTTCCTTTTCAAGCTGAACGCAGTCCATTTCAGCACTTTGTTCTCTAATAGGGTCAATTGCTTCTTTGGAAAGTTTTGCAGAATACTTTGTGAAGATTGCTTCTTTTGCGCTATCTTCTGTAGCTTTCTTGAACTCTGATAGAACTGCAATTTCGCTATCTTTGGCTTCGATGTCGGCTTGATAGGTTTCAATTTTTGTGTTGAGTGTTTCTTTCTCTGTTGATAAAGTAGAGATTTGGGCAGAATAATCAGCCATTTCGGTGTCATATTTTTGACCTTTTTCTACAATTTCTTCTAGTCCAACTAGGGAGTGGTTTACAAGTGCGCGAGCGCTCTCAACAGAGTCAAGTTCTTCACGAGATAGGTATGCGTTATAAACTTCTTCGGTTTCGCCTAGAACTACATTATCTTCTTCGTCTACTGTGTAGAAGATTTTAAGGAATTTGTCGCAATCCTCTTCTTCTTCGTCACGAACAACAACATAGTCATTAAAAGTGGCAACAATCCATTTAGTCATAACTCTATATCCATCTTCCACTTTAGGATTAAGTGCAGCAAACAGCTTTGACCTTAAATCCTCATTGGATAATTCAAATATATACTTCATTGAATTTGTTTCCTCTCTATTACAAGTGAATTTATCAATTTTATCGAATAGGTTTTCAAGTTCTTTTTGTAGAGTGTAGAAGTGCGCGCCCTCAAAACACGGTTCTACATCATCGCCTAGTGCTTGCAGTCCTACAAAGCAACCTTCTGTGAATACAAAGTATTCAGTACCTTCAATCATTTTCCAATATCCGCTTATAGATGGTGGAAAAATTTCCATTGAAAGAGATTTGTTTACAATCTCGCTGGCTTCTTTATAGATGGAGGTAAATAAAATTACGTCTGCGCAAGCATATTCGCGCTCTACGCCATCATTGTCGAGATGAGTTTCCCACATGAAGTTATGGTCTTTAGGTACAATACCATAGATACGTCCTTCATCACGAGCGTTTCCGTGTGTGGTAAAATCATCATCTTCATAAATGCCTTTTACAGGCACATACGCCAATGTGTCTACAAACTTTTGCGCGAACTCATCCGTAATGTATGTACCATTACGGTTTTCGTACTTGTAAAAAATTCTACAGCGCGCCTTCGATAAAACTTGATTATAAGGAGTTAATTCTCCATAAATTTGTACAGAGAAGTTGAAATTTAGGTTTTTCAACTGTTTCTCCTTTCTTTTTAGTCGAGTGACTCGTCTTTAGTAACTGTTGTTTCAGCCTTTTGGTCACCCTCTTTAGCCTTAACACCACCCTCATCAGTAGCAGCGTTGTCACTGCTCTCTGAAAAACTATTGGATAATGGTTGCATAATAGATTTGAGGTCATATACTTCATTTTCCAATGTTTTTAAAGATATAAATTCGCTTTGAGACAGTCCTACGGCTAATGCAGGTACAAGGAAACTGTATCCAGAGTTAGCCATCTTCAAAGTAGAAGTTATGTAATCTTTTTGATTGTAAAGTGTTATTGGTAAAATTTTATAAGTAAAAGTAATATTGCTATTACTAAACTTACGGTTAAGTAGGTTGGTTACGAACAAGTTGAGTTGTTCAGCGAAGGACATCATAATGGAAATGTCGTTTTCGATGGAGTACATAAGTGATGCACTACCTGCTTCGCCAAATAGAAGTCCACTTACACCAGCTTTGTTAAAAATGTTTTTGTTCATTTGCTCAGCCGTGTTGCGTGCTGCGCCCAGTTGACCTTTAGATGTTACAGAGTCAACCTTACCATATGTAGTAAGTACACGAGTATTGGCGTTGCCTTTTAGCATTTGAACTAGCCCTTTGTGCATAATAGCAACTTCTTCAGGCTCAAATACAAGTTTACCATCTTGTGTATGTGGCATTTCAACCGTAACAATTTTGCTTATTTCTTCAACATCGCGTGCCTTTTCAATTTGCGCGCGACTGTCGCGCTCGTAGATGTCGTTGATAATGCTTAGGAATAGGGGTGTGTCGCCTAGCATGGAAATGCAAATGCTTTCCTCTACTGGCACGAAAACCCATGGGGTATCTTTGCCACCGTTATCATAAGACGTGTACCAACTACGTACGCGCGCAGGGTAAGATTTAAGTGTGTTTTTGCGCACTTGTTCGTCTGATATAGAAGTAAAAAACCTTACGTCAAATTCAATTAAATTGTTGCCATTTTTGTCTTTGTAGCGTGTGCGACAATATTTTGATGGTAGGTCGAGTACAGTAAAACTGTCTTTTTCGTTTTTGATTAAGCCGTAGTATGTGCCTTCGAGTATGGCGGTTTCAGCGCACTTGATGCAGAACGTTTTCCAACCCGGCATATCCATGAACTTTACGGCTTGATTGTACTTTTTGAGTACAAAGTCTTTGGATAGTAGGTCAGGCTTTTGGGTATGGGGAATTACGATTCCGGTATAGTTTAAAAGTGTGGCATAATATAAAACTATTTTTTTGTATACGCCGTCTAAACTGTAGAAGTGATTGGAAAGCGCAATTTTTTCTGCAAGTCCGCCCTCTGCTATAATTTGTTGTGCGTCTTTTTGACTGTAAGTTTGAGTGCGCGCTCCAAAATTAAAACCTGTATCAGATTGATAGGCGCTGGCACTTGCTGCCACCATTGAAGAGTTCGCAAGTTCAAACTGTTGTATATTTCTTTTTTCTTCCATTTCTCTCCTTTAGTCGTAAAATACCAACTGGCGCACTTCCTTTTTTTGAGTTTTTTTGTTAGTGCGGAAGTATTCGTCCTCGTGTTCCTTGATGCGCCATAGTCCATACATAAAAGCGGAATATTTGTCCTTCGGAAAACGTGCGTTGATACGTTCTAGTACAATCATGTCAGAACTTGTACCCTTTTTAAGACGTAAGTTTGCCATCTGTTGGAATAGGCGAGTTGTCATTTCATGGGGTAGTAGGCGTTCCACACGTTGTTCTAGTGTCATGCGCTGACCAGCTTTCGTGCTTAAAAGTGCCGATTTGGCTTCTTGTTCGCGTATTAGAAAACGCACAGCACCACTACTCATACGCGCGAAGCAATTGGCGTGCATTTGTGAGTTGGATTGTTGGTTGGCTTTGATACCATATAGAATTTTAGGTGCATCGTTAGGTTGAATTTCTAGGTAGTATTTGTCATTTATAAAACCTAGTGGTGGATATTCAGTACCGTCCTCGTCAATTTGTGTTTTGATGAGTTCATCGGCAAGACCCACACCTATACCATTAGTATCAACTACTACTTCCTTGGGGTCAAACGCGCGCACAATTTTTTTAAGGTCAAGTGCTTGAGCGTCGAATGTACGTCGTTGCGCAGTTGTACCAAGCGTGATAACATTCACGAGCGCGGAGTAGATACGACCGCTACGAATGTAGTTTTTAAAGACACAACATTCAGATTGGTCATGAACTCTACCTACGTCTACTGATAGTAAGTAAAAAATTCCATCGTTTCCTACATTTTTGCGCTTTCTTTCAGGATTTTTTAGTTTGCGGTAGCGTTGGCACTTGTCATAGTTGAACCATGAGTCTGCGTTACCACCAGACCATAGGGATAGGTATTCGCGCGCAAATGATTTTTCGCTGTAGGAAGGACTGAGTTTTAGTTTTTGGACATATGTGGCATCGAGTAGTCCGTGCATTACGGGGATACGATAGTCACAGCCAAATACAAAGGTGTCCTTGGGGTTGATGATGCTGTTTTCAGTGTCATCTATAAGGCGGTCATAGGCGAACGAGGTTTTAGTTCCTGCCGATGTACAGCAGATAACTTGTTGGTTAGGTTCTGATGGGTTTACTGTGTTGTCGGGTAAACGACGAGAAACGTTTAGTAGTGGCAGCACAACTTCGTTGATAAGGTTTTCGTCGTGGTCGCGCGTTTCGTCGATAAGACCACCATTTCTACGACCTCCACGAGTGGTTTCAAGAGCGCCGACCACATCGAACACACTACCATTACGGAACTTCAGTTGGCAATAGTCCTTACCGAAGTTGCCCGGTGTGTCGGACAGTTCGTAGCCTATAATTTCCCGCTTTAAAAGAGGATAATGGTCATAAATTTCAACAATTTTTTCTCGTGCAATTTGTGCACCTTGGTTTTTCTTTGGTGCGCAGATGAACACTTTTCTACGTGGAATGAATACGCATTGTAAGAAAAGTGCAAGTATGGTTAAGAAACTCTTGGAAAAGGCACGGCACGCTACGATATAAACGGCTTTATACCTCATCATAGCGCGCAAGCATATACGTTGGTAGAAGAATAAATGAAAGCCAGACCCATCTTTAACTATTTGGTCAAGGAATAAGTCAGGATAGGCAGTACACCATTCTACCCACGCGCGCATTGAGTTTTCGTTGCGCACTAACCACTCTTCGTTTACAACTACACCTTTTTCGATAGGTACACCTTCGCGCTTTTTGAGTTTAGCAACTGCTTTAGTGAATAAATTGTCTTTCATTTAGCTTTCATCACCATCCTCATCTGCGCGGAAGTCCTCTTCAATTTCCATTTCAAAACCTTCGTTATCGTAGTCATCTAGCTCGCGCGCACTTGGATTTGGTATGTCGAAGTTAGACTCCATGTTGTTGATGTTTTGTAGGGACTCGATACGTTTTGTAATTTCTTCAGAGATACCAGACTCGTTTACGTATAGACGCTGTGTCCAATTTTGTACGTTTTTAATTGTTTCGTCTACAACGTCTTTGGTAACATCGTTGTAGTATGAGTTTTTAAAACCGCGTTTTTCAAGCCATAAGCAAAGTTCACCAATAGAGTCGAAATCTGATGCGTTTTTAGCGTTTTTGGAGTTGAACTCGGCAGCTTTTACTAACTTGTCATAAGATGCTAGTAACTTATCAAATTCTTTGCCCTCTTGTATACGCATATCAATTTCATAAGAAATCTTACAAATTTTTAGTGCTTGGTCACCATTAAGCGCGGAACCAATGTTTTGGGTTTGGACGATGCCTTCGTATAAGGTTTCGAGATATGATAGGGCTTCAACGTCGTAGTGTCCACCCCATTTCTCGCGCAATTCATGTAAGCGCTCTTCCTTTAGAGCAGGAACAGCAACACGCAATTGATTTTGCGCGGCGAGGTCTTTGTATTCTGCTTGTGTTGTCGCCCAATCGACGTTTGCATATTCTTTTTGTTGGTAAAGCGCATTGTAAACCATGAAAGTATTAATGCCGTTAGTTTGCTTTAGTTTCTCATAGCGTTCAGGCTCGAATGGAATATCCATAAATTGACAAAATTTGTCGAAGGCGTTCCACTCGTTTTCTTGAGCGCGCAGCCAACTTCGTGTGCAATCGTTGCATATGCAACTGTAGCCGTTTGCAATAAATGGGTTGCGAGTTGGTAAAAACTCTGATTTTGGTTTAGTAAGTCCGCATCGTGTACATGTTTTAGTGCCGATAGGTGTTGAAGTGTTAGGTATCACTACTCATCACTTCCTTTTACGACTGCGCGCACGAGTATCAGTATGTCTTTTTGCAAGTGTTTTGGTGCTTTTTCAAACTTGTCAAAAATATCCTTTAAAATGGCTTCAAATGGGCGCACTTCTTGATTTTCAACTAATTTCACGTTCAAAATGCGCGCAATTCCAAAAAATTCTTCTTCTTTTAACTTAGGCAAACTCAAAATAAACTCTTTTTGGCGTTTTTCGTTGCCCTTTTTATTCCATATTTTCATTAGTAATCTACCTCTTTTTCTTGTCACATTGTTTACAGCTACCCACAAAGCCGTCTTTGGACTTGCCTAAACGTCTAAAGTGGTTACTATCTAAATGTAAAAGTTTACCACACTTGCTACAACGTTTCCATTCATCTGGTTGGTCGAGCGCGAGTGCGAGTTCGTAGTGGGCTTCTACAGCTTGGGCTAGAAGTTTAGGTATGCGTTTTTTATAAATAGTAGAAATGTAGTTAACTGAAAAGGTTTTTAGGTTGCGTCGGCGCAATTCATTGTTAATGTCCTCGTTTCTCCAGTTCTCACTCTTCATTTCTACAATAAGTCTATATTCTGCTTGCATGAGCGCGCGGTCGAAATAGTATTGAATAGTGTTCCATAGTGCAGGTGCTTCACTTTCAATGTCGTGGCGCTCTTCAGCTTCTAGTTTGGCATTGTAAATTGTGTTGTAGTATGGTAAAAGTTGTAGCCATGAATTGGGGTCGCGCAAATCGAAAGTGACTGCGCGCTCATGTATTTGGCATGATTTTTTGACTTCGCGCTGTTGTAAGCAATCACTATTATGACTTGTTTTTTCGACTGCGCGCTGTTGTAAGCCAACTTCATTTTGGCATGAATGTTCTTCAATTTTGTTTTGCTTTGTGTCTTGCCTACTTGAGCGCGCGGTCGCATTACTTCCAATCTTGACTGCGCGCTCATCGGTTTTACTTGAATTTTCTTGTCCAATTGTGTCTTGCTTACTTGTTTGCTCACAAGTGCGCGCGGTCGCATGACTTAAATTTTCGACTGCGCGCTCATGTAAGCCAGCTTGTAAGCCATCTTCAACTTGTGTTTGCGTTGTCGTATGCTTACACGAGCGCGCCAGCAACCTTTTTAGCGCTTGCGCCAATTTTCTTCTTGTTTCCTCGTTGGTCGGTGGCGTCGGTTCTTCTGCCCACAAAAATTTCCCAAGCGTCGTTGTCGGCTCTACCCACATCCCAAGTGGCTCAATTTCCAATGGCGCCAACTCCATTTTCCCCAATGGCTGCTTCGCATTGCGTAGTTGCGGCTTATACGAGTCCCTCAACTCATATTGCTCCGTCCTCAAATCCACCAGGTCGTGGCGCGCCCTTTGAAGTTCCTTCGGACTCAATTTCGCTGCCTTTGCGCGCAGCGCAAAAAGGCACGACGGCTCAATCCGATTCACAAGTTCTTCCCTTGGCTCTTTCCCCATAGCGAAGCTTATAAGTACATCAAGCCTATCTATCTCCTCAAAAAGGGCTTTGAAATGGGGTGCAAGGGGCGAAGCCAATGCCTCTGCCCTACTAAATTTTTGCTTTCTTACTAGCGTTGGCGGAATTTCGCCTACTGTGTGAAAATTGGGTGGTGTGCCTTCTTGTTCCATAATCGCTTCCATGGAATCGGGTTGGGACGCACTCCACTTTGAGGAAAGTTCAAAGTCTTCGTTTTTGGATATACATACTCCGTTGTCGTCGCGACTCCAAAGTAGGTAGTCCGCAATGTGTTTACAATTTTTGGCGGTTAGGTTGGAGTGCGCATAGCGGTTGGCGACTTCTAGGCGGTCGGAAAGAGATGACTTGGAAAAGTCAAGTTGTATTTTCACAGTGTGTTCCTTTCTATGTAAATTTCGTCAATTTAATTATAACACGAAATGGGAGAGTTTGCAAATTTCGGCAAAGCCGATTTATATCATGGAGAAAAAAGAAAAACCAAAATGAAAATTTATATCATGGAGATATTTTTCCAGCCAATCCCATCTCAGCCTTCACATATTCTTCACATAATTCACAACATACCCCCACATACCACCGCGCTATTGTGTTATAATTTGACTATCAAAAGAAAGGGCGCAGAAATATGAACACGTATATTTTACCGATTCCAAATATGAACGGTGCAGAGTGGCATAATAATGGGGGATGGTATGAAATCGCCTTAAAGAGGGCATTAGGTTATAAATGCGACAAAGTCGCACCACGTGGCATATATGACATTGAAGAACTTAAAGCCGAAATTAAAAGCGCAGACGCCACATTATACCACAAGACATTAGGCGCAGACCTTATCACATCAATAACAAAGTATTTTGATATGGTTGATATAGATACATGGTTCTATGTGGGCAAGTATAATAATGAATTGTATGTATTTGAAATGGACGCGCGCGAGTTCTGTGTGTTCTTGTATGAGTTCGCAAGGTATGACACAACGCGCGGAACTGTTAGACTTGCGACCCTGTCAAGGCGTATGAGGAAATGGGCAGAGCGTCCGCAATGCGCAAGCGATATAATTGTACTTGAATAAGTACAAAATAGGACTTGACAACACAATATATACATAGTAATATGTATATAACAAAGATACACAATATGAAAGAGGTAAAAAATTATGACAATTAACGAAATAATAACACTACATGACGCAGAATTATATATCGAATATAACCAACAGTCGAAAATTTATACACTCGGCGTATATGTAAAAGGTTTTCCATATGGTTTATTTTCCACAACTAATTTAAATTATTCACTTGATGAGAGCATAATAAAGTATATAATTGAGTGTATAGAGTATTTTAACAAGTGCCAAACGCCAACATATGACAGCGAAGGCGTAAGCATTAGCGAACTACAAGAAAAAATTAGTGACTGTTTATATTTTAAGCCTTGTCATAGTAAAAACACAAGTAATACAGTAGCAATAGATATATACTATTGTGACAGCAACAACAAAGAACATTACATTATGAGTATTCCGAGTTTTTCGTTTAGGTTATGTCAATTTGAAATCTATAACCTAGTCGCATTGATTGATTATATTGAACATGGCGACAATTAATTTAAAATATCTAGTGCGAAATTATCCGCAATATATAGGGTATGCAGACGAGAGAACCACACAAGGTTTTCAAGGGATACATATATATGTATTCGATAAAGTGCGCAAGGTTGCATTAGATACAAATGTTATTGTTGGGGGTATGCGTACGCCTTTAACAGAGGAACAGCGATATAAGTTAAATAAAACGTTAGAGAGGTTGAGATATGCAGAGAGTTAAAAATTGGCTATTAGTAGCCCTTGTAATTGGGAGTTATTGCCTTGTAAGTACACTTGAATATTACAGCTTTTAGATATGATGTATAGTATAAGATTAGACAATAACAATTATAATTATTGCTTAAATTTTGGCGACTTGCCACAAGTGGGCGAGTGGGCGAAGTATGGCGACGCACTATATAAAGTTGTAGATGTTGGAACATACAACAATAGAAATATACCGTTACCACTTGTGACAGTTGACCATAACGAACAAAAATTTTAGAATGAAAGGACAATATTATAATGATTTTATTTTTCGATATGGACGGAACAATAGCCGACCTTTACGGAGTTAATAATTGGCTTGAGTATCTTTTGAAGTCAGATGTTAAGCCGTACAAGTGCGCAAAGGGTTTGAACTTAAAGACTATTAGCCGTTACATGAATAAGGCAATTAGAAAAGGTTATGAAATCGGTATTATCACATGGCTTCCCAAAGGCGCGCACGCGGACTATTGCGAGGAAGTCGCGCGCACTAAAATTGAATGGGTGCGCAAGCATATAAAATCTGTTAATATTAAGGCAGAAAATTTCCATATATTGCGGTATGGCTCACCTAAAGAATTGAGGGCGCAGAGGGGTGATATTCTATTTGATGATGAGATTACAAACCGCGAAAATTGGGAGCGCGCTCATGGATTGGGTACGAGTTTTGAACCTAGCGAGATTGTAAGCGTTTTGAAGTCACTATGTGAAAGCGATACATAAAAATATACTTGCCTACACGAGCGCGCCAGTAAATAATTTTTATTGGTAAACCCGCGCTATAGTAAGCAAAACATAAATTTTACACAATTTAATAAAAATTTTTAATAAGGTATATCAAAATTTTTCAATTGACAAGGTAAGTTATATCGGTTGTAATGTAGATAAGTTAAAAGACAAGAGCGCACGAGCGCAAGAAAAGAGGTAAAACATGGCAATATACACAATACTAACACACAAAATCACAAACAACAACAGCGAAGACCCACGAGCGCAAGAAATAACCCGTGACAACGTGGCGCAGTTATGCGTAGAAGAGGGAAAAGATTTTGTATTAACATTGCTTGATTTTTTACTACTTGAAAGAGAAAAAATTGAGGATATAACATATGATATATATAATCATGGCTCAACACTAGCCGAAACAGTAAAAATTTACGGTGAAATGCAATACGAAGAAGGCTACAGCGAAGGCGAAAGCATGGGCGCACTTAGAGCATATGACGAGGGATACGCAGACGGACAAGCGGAAAGGGACTAAAACTAATGGCGCGCAAAAAATTATATCTAACAATTGACACAGAAACCGCCAACGGTTTAAATGACGCCCTTGTATATGATATTGGGTTTGCAGTCCACGACCGCAAAGGCAACATATATTGTAAGCGACATTATATCATAAGTGATTTTTTTAACAATACGGAACTAATGCATAGTGCCTATTATTCTTGGAAAATTCCGTTATATTTAGAAAAATTGCGCAAGGGCGAAGCACAATTAACAACCTTTATGAGGGCGCGCAAGATACTGCGCGAATGTATGCAATATTACGGTGTTAAAACCGTTATCGCGTACAATATGCGTTTTGACCTTAACGCGCTAAATACTACGTTACGTTATGTTACAAAGTCTAAATGTAGATACTTTTTCCCGCGCGGAACGCGTAAATGGTGTAGTTGGAATATGGCGAAGTCTACAATATGCAAAAGTAAACTATATAAAGATTGGGCGCGCGCTCATGGGTTAATAAGTGGAAATAATCAGCCGTCCACGAGCGCGGAGACGGTATATAAATATCTCAATTTTGACAGTATGGACTTTGAAGAAGAACATACAGGACTAGCCGACGTACTAATTGAGGTTGAAATATTTGCGCGGTGTATGGCGCGACACCAAAAAATGAAGCGCACATATTGGAACGAAAAAATACCGCTTGACCAATACGGATTTAAAATTTGGGTATGATTACACGAAGGCTCACACGTGCGCGCAGTCATAAATTTATATCATGACTGTAAAATGTGACTGCGCGCTCATGTAGTCAAACATAAATTTTTCACAACTTAATAAAAATTATTAATAGGTACTATAAAAATTTTTAGGTTGACAAAGTAAGTTATAGCAGTTATAATATAGACAAGCTAAAAGATACGAGCGCGACAGCACAGAAAAGAGGTAAAAATATATTGAAAATTTTTCAGATTATTCTGTTTATGGTGAACTGTTATATACTCTACTTATTAAAACACAACAGCAATTGAATTGTGTGCTGGAACGAATAGAAATGTTTGAAAAAGAATATTAAAAATTTTTCACTTTTCCACTTGACAATTCAAATAGTTCTATGCTATAATATAAATATAAAAAGAAAGGGGAAAAATTCCAATGATAAAAACGGACAAGCAAGCGGAAATTAGAAACAAAGCAATTGCCGAAATTTCCGCCATTTATCGGAATCGTGGCGACGACGTACAGCGTATTAAATCTAATGCGTTCGCAGTTCCGCAAATAACGGACGAGGGCGCGGAGTATTGGCTCGAAGTAACCGTTAAAATTCCGCGTGGTAGTCGTGACGGCATGGAGTATGACGGCTATGAGTTGGCGAGTGAGTACGAAACGCACCAAGCCGAAAAAAGCGGAAAAAAGGCAAAAAAAGTTTAAAATTTTCAAAAAATCTATTGACAAGTTATCACACCTAGTATATAATAAAGACACAAAATAAAACTAAAACTAATAAAAAAGAGAGGTAAAAAGTTATGACAAAGAGAGAATTTCTAGAAAAGGTTATCGCAGAGGTAGAAAATGCAGAACTAAAGGACTTTGCAAAAGGCGAAATTGCACGCCTTGATAAAGCCAACGAACAGCGCAAGGGCAAGCCATCGAAGGAACAGAAGGCAAACGCAGAATTTAGGGCGCACGCATGGGAGAAAATCGCAGACCTTGAAGGTACTTTCACCGCTGGCGCAATTGCGGAAAGGCTCGATATTAGCCGTCCAAAGGCAAGCGCAGTTCTTACCGCACTTGAAAAAGAGGGCAAACTAGTATCTGAACTTGTAAAGGATGGAAAGAATATTCATAAGGTTTATGTCGTTAAGGCGTAGAAAATCGGAAATTTAGGACTCGAAAGAGTCCTATTTTTATTTGCGCGAAAATCGAGCCGGCGACTTTGTCAATTAGTTGACAACTTAAAAATTTGGGCGAGTTTGTTAAATTTTTAACAAAGTAGGGACTATAATACTAGGAGTGTAAAAAAGCTACATATAAAGGAGCTGGGTAGGAGCTGCGACACGAGGACTCACACGAAAAATCCACGAGCGCGCGGTCGAATTGGAGAAGGCTTACAAGGACGCAGTCCTAGCGCCCAAAATTTGACAAGCAGTAATACACATTTTTAGGTAAATTTCAAATTTTGGGCGCGGAATAATTTTTCTTCGGTTGGGACAATAGGTTTTGCCAAAATTTTGCCAAAATCAAGCGGTTGACGAATTAAAAAGGAAAAGGAAAAGGTTGAAATTTGACATAAAGTGAAATTTGAGCATACACCTCTCTTAACTATTTTATCACAAACTTTATATTTTTGTCAAATTTTACGTCTATAAATTCAAAATTTTGGGTACACGAGCGCGAAGTTGACTGCCCACTGTCCATGGCGTTATAGTTTGTACGCAAGGGGTATTAATGAGCGGACTTTCGCGTTGGGGGGAGTGAGCGAAGCGAACGACCCCAAACCGCAAGGGAGCGAACACAACGCAAAACACAATTGGGACACGAATTGGAAACCCCAAAGCGCCAAACCCCATAGGGCAAGCCCACCCAAAGGGGAAGAAGGAGGAAGCAACCACAAAAGCGCCCGCCCCCAAAGGGAAGCGCGGAACCCCAAAAAACACGAAAAACCCACCACCAAAAGGGGCTTCGCCCCCTTTGGATTCCCCCACCAACGGGGCTTCGCCCCTTTGGATTCCCCGACGAGATAGGAGGTCGCTACGCGACACTCCTACTCTGCCCCCCCAACCGGAGAAACTGACCTGAGCTTCGCTACGCTCGCTCAGTCACTTTCGCCCATCCCCCCCTCGGGGGGGCGGGTTTGGGAATTTTGGAGAAAAAGGAATGGAAAAGGGGTGGCGCTCCTCACGCTGGGCTGCCGCCCATCCCTCGTCGCTAGGTTATTGGAAAAAGAAAAAAGGGGAAGAGAAATACACGAGCGCGAAGCCGCTTACAAGAAGGCTTACACGAACGGGTTGGAGCTCGCTACGCTCGCTCCAACCCTACCCCCCTTTAAGCGCCCACACATCGCTACGCGCTACGCGCTACGCTCGGTGGGCACGTTCCCCCCGAGGGGGGAAAGGGGTTTTTTGGCAAAAGAAAGAAAAATTACAAGCCCTATATATAATATATGATATAATCCATGTCTTTCTTACATTAGAAAGTAGAAAAAAGCCTAGCACCCTACAAAATTTCGGTGCCAAAAATTTAAGTTTTTCTACCCAAAATTTACTTCCTGCTTACATGAGCGCGCAGTCGAAAAATTATTCCATAACTACATGAGCGCGCAGTCGAAAATTTAAGTCATGAGGAAATTTACACAAAATTACATATTGGAAAATTTCTGTAAAATAATACTTCCCAAAAATTTCTGCAAAAAAATAAGCCTGAAAAAATTTCAGACCTATAAAATTTATGGAAAATCTTTGCGACCGCGCGCTCTTGAATTTTCTACAGTTTAAAAATAATTCCAAGGCTAGGGAACTCGACTTCTACTTCAGCTATTGTACCCACTTTTTCATCATCTTTAAATTCATCAAAAAACAACTCATCACCTAAAAAATCATATTCGCAATTATGAGTTGTGCCGTTTACTTTGTCGCGATGTTTTAGCCATGCTACTATAAAGTCAGCCATGTCATCTTCAAAGTTTTCTTTAGAAATAGAGCCTAGATAGTTGAACTCGTCGTAGCCATTAAACTCGCCCTCTGAAGTTATATAGTCATATGTAATTTGTGCTTTCATTTTAGTTTCTACCTTTTCTTAATTATATTTGCTTACATGAGCGCGCAGTCATAATTTTATTCCATGAGTTGTGCGTTCACTAGGCAAGTTACCATTTCAGAACCGTTTACAATATTGAGTATTTCTACTACCTTAAAAACTTCGCAATTTATAGTTACAATTTTCTCTCCCTCAAGAGGGACTCTGCCACTGACTGATACCTTTTCTATTAAACTACCGTCTGTGTCATAAAAGTTGATAGCGTAATTCATTTTTTTATCTATTCTCCTTTGATGTTCTGCTTACAACAGCGCGCAGTCATAAATTTATTTAATCCTGCTACACACTAGTTTTAGAATATAACAAACGTGCAATTACATAAGGGGTCAACACTTTTTCACCGGCTGGTATAAAGTGACCCACAAAAGTTGGAATATCCTTTTCTTTCACTATATTAATTACATCGTCTATAGTTTTGATAATCTCTGAAGGGTAGGCATTAACATCAATGTATCTCCATTTTGACGCCCATGGGTCTTCTTCATTAAACTCTACATAGCGATTACTTTGTACTAGGTATGAATTACCAAACCTATGGTAAAACTCGCGCACAGCAGGAATATATAGTTCTTCGTCTCGCACATATATTGTATCCTCAAAAAGAAAACGATGATTGACTACATAGTGGTAGCTTTGTGCCAAAAACAGTAGCCTGTCTAATTCGTGCACATCTGTGTAGACTTTTTGTGGTCGAGCCATATAGACCATTAGTCTAGCTATTTCTACAGCGGCATATGGTTTTGAGACCTTCTTTTTAAAGTGATTTGAAATTCTTTTCATCTATCCACCTATATCTAATTGCGATTAGCGTTGAGTGTACTTCGCAAGTTTCTGCGTTTTCGTAGGTTACATATAACTTATTGTCAATGGTTGAGTGGCGTACAACATAGCGATAGCGCCTATCAACTGGAAGTAGCGCAAGATAGTCTTTCCAACATTGGAGTGGACTTTTGGCATTGTCTACTTTTAAAGTAACTTCACTTGAATAGCATTGTAAGGTAGATAGAGTGTCAAATCTGAATACAATAATTTTTCTATCCATTTTATCCCCTTATGGTAGCTTTCTAAAAGCTACACTTTCATTGGTATCAAACTTATATTGAATGTTGCAAATTAGTCCAACTTTGCGGTGCGCGCAGTCGATAATTTCGATGTAAGGGCTTTCGTTTTTCTTGGAAATGTATACGTGGTGACAACCTTGCTCACTTGAGCGCGCGTCCAAAAATTCGAGCAAGCGAACTATAAGGTCATCTGTATTTTCAATTTCCCTATCCCATTCTAGTTCCAGTAATTCGGTGTGAACCGACTGCGCGCTCATGTAATCAAACTTAATTGATGCTTGTGTCATAAATGCCTTTTTCCTTTCGTAGTTCGTCAGTAAAAACGGTTACGGTTTCACGATATTCTGCACTAAGGCGTTTGAAGGTGTTGGCTAGTAGTTCAAAGGCTTCGTCAGTTGTGTCACCTTTCCATCCTACAGATTCCATTTCGTCTACCATTGTATCCATTAGGGCAAACACACCCTGCGCCAGCAAAGAATCGGATAGTTTGTCGCTTGCGCGCTCGATAATGTTTCTTAGTTCATTTGTAGTTAGTATCATTTTATTAGTCCTCTTCACTTGTAATGCAATAGATTATTACTAATGCTAGGGATATTTGATTAGTACCATTTTGACCTCGCATCGCTTTGTCCATCTACGAAGCCACAGTCATAGATATGTTGGAGTTTTGGGTTGATGGTATCACGAGCATTAAGTCCATTTACTCCATCTCTGTAACCCAGTTCGTATATATCACCATACTTATCTTCGTCTGCTTCGTCGAGCGCGCAGTCATGTTTTTCTTCCATCGTGAAAAGTTGGCTTTTGAGATTATTTATTTCCTGTATTAGCGCACTTCCTATTTCTAGTATTTCTGACTGCGCGCTATTATCGTTTTCACTATCATTAAGTACCACACTTACAAGCCTAAGTCGTAGCGTTTTGATGTCAATTTCTTCACAAGAAAATGACTCTAGTTCTCTATCTTCAAAGTGCGCAAGTCCTTGTCGCATAGCAACTGCAAAATCTAGCGCGCTTATGTACTCGGTGATTACTTCACTTGGCGTCACATCATTGCAACAAACTCTAATTGAATATATAGCCATTTTATTTCCCCTTTTCTTATTTTAATACAAGTCGTTCAATAGCTTCGCTTGCCACAATATCAACGAAATATTGAGGTAGTAGTGCAAAAATGTCTTTTAGTTGATATGGTAAAATTGGATTGATTTGTGTCATTGCAGGTTCATAAGGACACATAGAAAAATCGTATTCTTCTCTGATTTCTGCTTCACATGAAGCAACCACTAAATCTGCGTAGTCTACGTAGCCACTATTCCATTGAGTTAATAGATAAACTGTACAATTATCTTCTTGCTCATTTACATCCCATTTACAATACGCACTAATATCAACTATACATTTTATAATATCATCACAGCTTGTTAGAGTATATAGTGTAGCTGCTAAGTTCTTATTTTTAAGGTTGATAATTAGGAAGGAGTCATCGAGTTTAAAATCATCACTGCACAAAACTTCATTTAAAGCATCTACAGGAGAATCAGCTGTGCTAATCATACCATGAGGTACTACTATATCATTATATCTATCATAGTTCATTCCGTCTACTCTCACCTGTTTGCCTATAAAAAACATTTTGTATTCTCCTTTCTTTCTATATATATTATAACAAAAAAATTAGTTTTATTCAACTTAGTAGAAGAAAAAACTAATTTTAAACTTTATTTTTTAGTTTTACCATTGTAGGAAATGCTGGATTGTTATTCCCAGTAAAGGACAAACAATTCCAAAAAGAATTAGGTTTTGAATAAAAATTTGAGAGGGTGTGCGCTTTGAATTGGGATTGTCTAATTCTGCGTCCATTTCGATTAGGGTTGCGAGTGCAATTCCAACAACTACAAATACAAATACAACTACATAGTATGTCATAAAAATTACTCCTTTCTTACACGAGCGCGCAGTCATAAATGACTTCAATCCGACTGCGCGCTCGACGATTTTTCTTGTCTTTTTCTATAGATATATTATAACAAAAAAATTAGTTTTCTTCAATTAAAAAGAAAACTAAAATTTCATTTACCTTATTTATTCATAGTCACAAGTAATGTAATTCCCATTTCGCCGCAGTATTCTTCGACTGTGTCCATTGTTAAATCCCAATTAATTTCGTTGGGGCTGTAACTTTCGCCGAATATGAAGGTGGCACTTAGGTAGTTGCCCTCTGTTTGTTTTTCGTCAATCTCAAAATCTAAATCCCATACATCTGCGCCCACAATGTCCTCGTTGGCATCGTGCATTGCTGTTTGGATAGTGAAGAGTGCTGCGGTACGATAGTATGACTCAGGCATTTCGCATAGTACATATAGTTTATTCATATCCATTTCTCCCATTTATAGTTCACTAATTTCAATAATTTCATTATCGCCAGATGAAACTAAAGCTAGTTCGAGTTTGCGTTTGTAATACTTAACAACATCATAATCTGCAGAAAATAAACAAATTGGCTGATTATCTCCAATTAGTTCACAAGATAAAATATATATTGGACGCTGTTGCGGGTCATATTGCGCGAACACACTTTCAGCTTTAATGTAAATTGTAGAAATGGCATCTACATTAATTATCGTTTCTTCTGTGTAGTCTTTTAATAGTCTCATAGTTACTCCTTGTGTTGTGTTTTGCTTACAAGAGCGCGCAGACGTAATTTTCTACCATACTGCGTTCGCTGCTATAATGTCACCGAATTGATTTACTTCCGTTGCACGCTTACCACCAAGAATAATGAAGTCGTCAGGTGCAATTGCATCTATTGCATAGTTCATTAGAGCGTCCTCACCGAAGCAATTGATTAACTGCGCTGATGCCTGCGCAAAAGAAGGAGAGGTAATAAAACCTACTTGCTGTTCGTCCTGTCCTTCGTACTGTACCACTGCCTTATACTGAAAAATCATTTTTAATTCTCCTTTTATATAGTGTTCTACTTACAAGAGCGCGCAGTCAACTTCGGATTGAATAAATTTATGACTGCGCGCTCATGAATTGTTCTAGTGAGCCTTAAAGTTATAAATTGGCTTTAGAACATCAATTATATCAACTGTATCGCCAATTTTGTCTAAAATTTCATCTATTGGCTTGTATGCCATAGCACTTTCATCTAGCGTGCCTTCAGTTACACTTGTGGTATAAATACCTTCCATACTTGCTTCAAACTCTTCCATAGTCAGAATCTGCTTTGCGGTACCTCTGCTATACAATCTACCTGCGCCATGTGGTGCAGAACAATTCCAATCTTCGTTACCTTTGCCTACTCCTAGTATGCAACCATCACGCATGTTGAGTGGGATAAGTACCTTTTCTCCCTTTTGCGCGCTAATTGCGCCCTTGCGAGTGATGTTGTCGTTGAAATTGATGTAGTTGTGGATAGTTTCAAAGTGAGGTAGCGTGTAATACACGAAACCCAAGTGCGCGCAGATATCCCTTGCAATAAGGTGTCTGTTAATGCTTGCCCATGCTTGGCAGATTTCCATGTCATGGAGATAGTCATCTCTGTCCGCGCCCTCTAGGTAGCACAATTCCTTTGGTATTTTTGGAGTTGGTAGTTGTGCAAGCGCATCTACAATTTCATTTTCTCTGCCCTCTGCTTTGTACTGCTGCGCGAGTTCCTTCTTGCGCTGAGGTAGAAGTTGCTTGATGTTGTGGACTGCTTTGTTTTGGTATAGCCGTGCCACTTGCTTGCCAAGGTTACGGCTACCTGTGTGGATTATGAGGTACTTGTTGCCGTCGGAGTCGATGTCTACTTCGATGAAGTGGTTACCGCCACCTAGTGTTCCAAGTGACTGGTTTAGGCGCGGAACATTGGCTAGTTCATCATAGCATCTAAGTTCAGTTAAGTCGAACTCATATGCTACCTTTTGGCGCACATTGAACCCACTTGCGATATTGGTATTGATAAAGTTATCAAGTGCTTCTAGGTCAAGGTCGATATTGCCAAGCTCTACTGTCAGCATACCACAACCTATATCTACTCCCACAATGTTAGGAATAACTTTGTCACCCAAGTTAGCAGTAAAGCCTATTACACACCCTGCGCCCGCATGGACATCAGGCATAATGCGTACCTTGCAGTTAGAAAAGGCATCTTGTTGTGTGAGCGTGTACACTTGTTCTAGTGCTTTTGGCTCTATATTGTTTGTGAAAATTTTATGTTGCTCATTTTATATCCCCCTTTCATACAAGCACAACTCATGAGCGCGAAGTCAAGATTTTATTTCATACTGTCATTCAGCGCCCAAGAAATATAGTCGGCATCTCTAATTACGTAATTGTCGCTTTCAAAGGACGCATCACGGCATAGATAAAAGTATTCATTGTATATGCTTGTAACAATAGTATCTACTGCCACTAACTGTTTATCTTCCTCTTTGTCATAAAATCTCTCGTCTATAAAACTTGTTTCACTCATTATTATTACCTCTCTTTTATCTATATCTATTATATCAAAAATTTTATTTTATTGCAATAAAAAAGAATAGGTAAAATTTACCTACTCTTAAACTTCTAAAATTCTTTCATACATTGCATGAAACTCATGAGCGCGCAGTTGA